GGGCTTGCCGACGTGGTCGAGTACAAGACCGTGCCGGTGCCGAGCGTGCTCCTGTCGTGCACGGCGCTGCCGAGCGTGGCGCTAGACTACGGGCCGACGACGGTCGAGGGGCAATTCATCGCGCGCTGCTTTTCGCGCAGTGGCGCGAGCGCGGCCGGCGTCGTGCAGTCGCGCGGCGATGTGGCCATGGACCTTGCGGCGCTGGTGTCGAGCCTCGTCGACGAGGAGGTGTGGCCGGACGCGGAGGGGCGGCCGACTGCGCTCTCGCGTGCGACGCGCCTTCTGGCGCGCAACCTCGGCGCGCGCGAGCTGAGCGGGCGTGGCCTGAGCCTCTGGGTCGTGAGCTGGAGCCAGCGCATCGAGCTGACGCCGCTCGATCGAGACGGCGTCTTGCGCGCGCTGCGACGCATTCACCTCGACATGCACATCCCGGGCGGCGACGCGCCCGACGCATCAGGCGACCTGGAGCTGGAAGGACGAGAGCCATGACCGATCGAATCAAGGTGCGGCCGAGAGAGGGGCTCACCGTGCGGCACCCGGTGACGCGCGAGCCCATCGAGGCCGGCACGGAGCTCGAAGCGACGCGCGAGGTGCTTCGCCTCGTGATGAGCGGCGACCTCGAGCAAGAGGACACGGCGCACGGCGTCGAGCAGCAGCACGCGGACGACGACCGCGAGAAGGCGTGAGGTAGACCGATGGCCATCTCCTTCAACCGCGTGCCGACCGCGCTGCGCGTGCCGGGCACTTACATCGAGATCGACGGCTCGCGCGCGCTCAGCACGCAGCCGGGCGAGCCCCATCGCGTGCTGCTCATCGGCCTGCGCCTGGCGGCGGGCAGCGCGCCTGCCGGCACCATCGTCGAGGTCACGGGTGAGGGCGCGGCAGACGGCCTCTTCGGCGCCGGCTCGCAGCTCGCCGCCATGGCCAAGGCGTTCGCGCGCGTCGGCTCTCGCGCGCGCCTCTACGCCCTCCCCGTCGACCCGGCAGGCGCTGGCACGGCGGCGGCCGGCACCATCGCGCTCGCCGGCACGGCGACCGGCGCCGGCACGCTGACCGTCCGCGTCGGCGACCGGCGCGTGAGCGTGGGCGTCGCGAACGGCCAGACGGCCGCCGCCATCGCCACGGCGCTCGCAGCAGCGCTGACGGCTGAGCCCGACCTGCCGGTCACGGCGGGCGCGGCGGGCGGCACGGTGACGCTGACGGCGCGCCAGGCCGGCACGCACGGCAACGACGTGGCGCTCGGGGTTGACGTGGCGCCAGCCGGCATCACGCCCACGGTGACGGCGTCCACGGGCGGCGCGACGAACCCGAGCCTCGCGGCGTCCATCGCGGCCATCGACGACAGCCGCTACGACTCGATCGTCAGCGGCGTGAACGACGCGGCCAACGTGGCGCTGCTCGAGACCGAGGCGGCGCGCCGCTGGGACCCCGAGGTCAAGCTCCCGACGCACGTCTTCGTGGCGCTGCGCGGCACGCTGAGCGCGATGGGCACCTATGGCGCAGCGCGCAACAGCCAGCACCTCACCATCGTGGGCGCGGGGCTCTCGCCGACGCCTCCGTGGGTCGTGGTCGCGCAGGTGGCCGCGCGCGACGCGCAGGTCACCGACACGCAGCCGAACCGGCCGCGCAATGGCCTCGTCTTGCCGGACGTGGAGGCGCCTGCGCCGGCCGACCGGCTCGACCAGGGCGAGCGCAACGGGCTCCTCTACGACGGCGTGTCGACATTGCGCGTGGCGCACGACGGGCGGGTGCTCATCGAGCGCCTCATCACGAGCTACCAGGTCACGCCGGGCGGCACGGCAGACGCCACGTACCTCAGCATCGAGACGATGCGAAACCTCGCGAGCACGCTGCTCGAGCTACTGGCGGTCGGCGCGCGGCACGAGCGCGACCTCGTGGCGCCGGACGGGACGAACGTCGGGCCTGGCGTGCCGGTGGTGACGCCAGCGACGCTTCGCGGCGAGCTGGTCGCGGCGTACCGCTCGCGCGAGCGGCGCGGGCTCGCCAAGGACACGGCCGGGTTCGCGGCGGACCTGCTCGTCGAGATCGACGAGACGAACGGCGAGCGCCTCAACGTCCAGGCAAGCCCTCGCCTCGTGAACGGCCTGGTGGTCACCGCGATGAAGATCGCCTTCCAGCTCTGACGGAGACGAGCCCATGGCACAGCAGACGGGACGAGTGAGCATCAAGCTCGACAACGAGACGCTTCGTAGCAAGCCCGGCGCGAGCTTGCAGATCGGCGGCATCACGCGCGAGTTCGCGGCCACCGACCAGCTCGAGGCGTACTACAAGGAAAACCCCAACGCCGCGCAGATCCGCTGCACCATGCCGCACATGAGCGACACGGACATCATCAAGCTGCAGACCTGGAAGGGGACGGCGCACTTCACGACCGACACTGGCCACACGTTCACGGTCGCAAACGCGGCCACGGCGAACATCGGGGACCTCGCCAACGGCGAGGTGGAACTCACTCTGGGCGGCGACCCGGCCGCGAAATGAATGGCCCCAAGGCGCCGTACACGGTGGAGCGCAACCAGGACGGCTCGCTCGTTCTGAAGCTCGCGCGCCCCGTGCGCCTCGCCGGCGAGGAGGTCTCTCGCCTGACCATCCCGGCGCTGACCGGCAAGCACATGAAGCGCTGCCCGTGGACATGGGGCGAGCGGCCGACAGTCGGCAAGCTCGTCCGGTTCGCGGCTGTGGTCGTGGAGCCGGCCGGCATCGTCGACGAGCTGCCAGCCGTCATCGCGCGCGACGTGGGCGTGGAGGTGATGTTGGCCTTGGGAAAATCGCTGTCGATTGGCGAGGAGCCCTCGCCTACGTAGCGCGCACGATGGGCTGGTCGCGCGAGGAGGCGCTGAGCCTGCCGCTCGTGGAGCTCGACTGGTGGCTCGCTGCAATCACGGAGTCGCGCGCCTATGGCTGACCTGCAGACAAACGTCCTCATCCGCATCATGGACGCCTTCACGGGTCCGTTGCGCCAGCTCAGCACCGGCCTCGGCGACGCGACGGCGCACGCGGAGAAGCTGAAGCAGCGGCTCGCCATGGCCGCCGACATGAACCAAGCGGCAGAGGCTGCCGGGCGGTTCGGCACGTCGCTGCTCGGCCCGTTGAAAAGCTCCGTCGATGAGTTCGTGGGCTTCGAGCGCCGGCTCTCCGAGCTGCAGGCGATCAGCGGCGAAATCGGGACCGAGGCGTTCCAGCGCATGAAGAAGCAGGCGGCCGAGCTTGGCGCCGCCACGAGCTACTCCGGCGAGGAGGCCGCGGCGGCGATGACCGAGCTTGCGCGTGCTGGCGCGGGAGCGAACGACATCCTCGCCGAGACGCCGATCGTGCTGAGCCTGGCGCGCGCGTCAAACGTCGACCTGGCGCGCAGCGCCGAGATCCTGGGCGGCACCATCAACGGCATGGGGCTTCAGGCAACCGACGCGTCGCGCGTGGCGAACGTCCTGGCCAAGACGTTCACGGGAGCGGCGACGAGCCTCGACGACACGGCCGAGGCGTTCAAGATGGCAGCGCCCATTGCCTCGCAGCTCCGCGTGCCCATCGAGCAGGTCGCAACAGCCATCGGCGTGCTCGGCAACGCGCAGCAGCGCGGCACCATGGCCGGCACCGGGCTTCAAGCGACGATGCTCGGCATCATCGCCCCGTCGCGCGAGGCAACGCGCGCATTCAAGGCTCTGGGCATCGGGACGAAGGAGCTGAAGGAGCTGCAGCAGCAGCTCGCGCGAGGAGACCTCGAGGGCGTGCTGACTCGCATGGCCGAGGCCGGCAAGGGCATGGACCCGGCGCGCCTGGCGAAGATTCAAGAGGCCATCTTCGGACGCGACGCGCTCAAGAGTGCAGCCGTGCTCATCCAGGCGCAGATACGCACGGACGACAAGAGCTGGGGGTCGGTCAACAAGAAGATCGACACGACCGAGGACAAGCTGACCAAGATGGCTGCCGTCATGGAGGACAACCTTGGCGGCGCCATGGAGCGCGCGTCGGGCGCCGTGAGCGGGCTCAAGACGCAGATCGGCGAGGTTCTCGAGCCGACGGTGAAGCGCTGGGCAGGCACTGTGGAAGACGCGGCGGGCGGCCTGACCGACTTGGCGAAAGCCTACCCGAACGCCACGCGCGAGAGCCTCGAGCTGGCCGCCAACCTCGGCCTGACGGCGCTCGCGCTGAAGGGGCTGCTCACGGCGCAGGCCACGTACCTCGCCGGCACGGCCATGCTCAGCAAGTCGTACGCGTCGCTGAGCGGATCGATCCTCGGGCGCGGTGGCCTCCTGCTCGCTGCAGGCGCTGCCGGCTATGCCATCGGCACGTGGGCAAACGACACGTTCGGGCTCACCGAGAAGATCATGAAGCTGCTCGGCATGGAGCGTGAGGAGGCTGAGCACCAGGGAATCAAGAAGGGCGACGACCAGGTGCTCTCCGGTGGCTGGCGGATGAGCGGCACGACCGGCGAGGTGCTGGAAGCCGGCTGGGGACACACGCCGGCCATTGTGAAGCAGGCCGTTGCAGCGGGCGCAAGGGGCAAAGAGGAGATCAACGCCTGGATACGCGCGAACCGCAAGCCCACCGAGACGCCTGCAGCGACGCCGACAGACGCGTCCGCACCAGCGGTGCCCGGTGCTGACGCTGCCGGCGCAGCAGCGGCGCCGCTCGTGCTGCCGGCTGCGAGCGACCCGCGCATGGCCAAGGGTATCGAGAGCATGGACAAGAAGCTCGGCGAGCTGGTCGAGCACCTGAAGCGCGCGAACCCGCGCGTGGCGCAGCCGCTGGGGAGCTTCTGATGACGTGGCGAGACCGGCTCGTTCGAGCCCAGTTCAAGGGCGTGCCCTTCTGGGTCGATGGCACCGGCTACGCCAAGGGGCGGCGCATCAACGTGCGGCGCCTCGCGGGCCGAGACGGCTCGCAGCAGCAGGACCTCGGGCGCGAGCCCGACACCATCGACGTGCAGGCGTTCGTCTGGGGTCCCGACTACGACCAGCTGCGGGACGACCTCGAAGCGGCCGTCGTCGACGAGGGACCGGGCGTCCTGACGCTGCCGACGCGCGGCGACCTCTACGTGCGCGTGACGAGCGGGCCGGTCACGACCGAGCGGCGCACGGACGGCGGCTACTGCGAGGTTCGGTTTGCGGTCGTGGTCGAGGAGCGCATCGCCGGGCAAGCGCGCGCGCGCACGGACACGGCGGCGGAGCTTGCGCTTGCCTCGCTGATGGTCCGGTCGCTCGCGTCCGAGGACTATGCAGAGCGCGCCGACACGCGCGGCATGGGCGACCGCTACCTCGCACGCACGCGCGGGCTCGTGGACCTCGTGGTGACGACGGCCGGGCGCGTGCAGGTGCAGTCGAGCACCATGCTCAGCCCGCTGGCCGAGGCGTCGCGCTCGCTCGATGCCGTGAAGCACGGCCTGCTCGCGGTGATGGGTCAGCCGCGCGCGTTCGCGACGGCCGTGGTCGACGTCATCTACACGGCGTTCGCCGTCTACGACGTGGCGACGAGCGACCCGCTCAGCGGCGTCCCGAGCACGCTGCTCACGCCCTTTCAGCGTGGCCGTGGCGCGCGCCTCGTGGACCGTACGGCGAGCGCTTTCCGGGCGATGGGCGAGCCCTTCGTGAGCCTCGGCGAGAGTGCCTTGGCCAAGCGCGCCGACGAGAACGACCGTGCGCTCTCGGTGCTGGTACGGTCGGGCGCGCTGAGCGCGGCGGCAGACGGCTTCGGCCGGGCGCAGTTCGACTCGTCGACGTTCGCGCTCTCGGTTCTGGGGCGCCAGCTCTCGGAGCTTGACGCCGTGCAGGCGCTCGCGGGCGACGCGCTCTACCACGCGCTCGACCGGCTGCGCGCGGCGCTGGTGCGCCACCTGGTGGAGACTGCAGGGCGCCTGCCCGACGTGGTGCGGTACCGCCCGGCCGAGCCTGTGCCGGCGCTGCTGGTCGCCTACCAGCTCTATGGCGATGTGGCGATGGAGCCCGACCTCATCGCGCGCAACGCGCTCCGGGACCCCTTGCGCGCGGACGGCGCGCTCGAGGTCTTGAAGCCATGACGATCGAGGTGCGTGTCGGCGGCGCCATCCTGTCCGGCTTTCTGCGCGGCGCCGTGCAGCTCAGCATGGAGTCGCCGGCAAACAGCTTCGATGTCGAGTACCTCGCGCACCCGAGCGAGCCAGACGCGCGGCTCATGTTCGCAGGCGATGCAGTCGACGTGCTGCTCGACGGCGAGAACATCCTGAGCGGCTACGTCGACACGACCGACGAAGAAGACTCGCCCGACGAGGTGCGCCTCCGCGCGTCTGGCCGGTCGCGCACGGCGGACCTCGTCGACTGCTCGGCGAGCTATGAGGGCTTCGCGAACGCGCGCGTCAGCGAGATCGCCCAGCGGCTTGCCGCGCCGCACGACGTGCTCGTGCGTGTCGAGGGCGACGAGGGCGAGCGGTTCCCGCACTACCGGGTACAGCCCGGCGACACGGTGATGGACGCCATCACGAGGGCAGCGCAGAAACGCGGCCTGTTCCCGTACGCGGTCGGTGGCGACCTGGTGCTCGGGCGCGCGGGCGCGGTGGAGACGGAGACGAAGCTCGTGCGCGGCCAGCTTCCGCTGATTCGCACGGCGCGCTCGGACAGCTGGTACAGCAGGTACAGCGAGTACGTCTTCCGCGGCCAGGTCAAGGCGAGCGAGGCGGCATGGGGCAAGCGCGCGTCGCAGGTGAAGCACCGGGTAACCGACGAGGCGATCACGCGCTACCGGCCGCTTTTGCTGCACGCCGAGGCGGGCTCGGCGGCGGACCTCGAGGCGCGCGCGACGCTCGAGCGCAACCAGCGCGCCGGACGCGGCGAGCGCATCCAGGCGTCGGTGTTCGGGTACCAGACGGCCGAGGGCTACGCGTGGCGACCGAACATGCAGGTCAACGTCCAGAACGTGGCGCTCGGCATCGACGCCTGGCTCTTGGTCGTGGCCGTGCGCTACCGCTTCGGCGCGGAGGAGCCGCGCGAGGTGGAGCTTGAGCTGGCGCGTCCTGAGTCGTTCGAGCTGAAGCGCTACCCTCCCCTCAAGCGCGGCCGCAAGCGCCGGGCAACCTCGGAGTTCTGATGCTCGGGCTCGACGTCATCGGTACGATGCTCCGCCAGCTCAAGACGCGCGTCGACGGCATGGTGGCGCGGGGCGTCGTGGAGTACGTGAATGATGCGCTCAAGACGCAGCGCATCCAGGTCTCGCTGCTTGCCGACGAGGTGGCCGACGAGGTGGAGCACCTGCAGCCGTACGGCCTGAGCTTCGTCCCGCCCGCTGGCGCGCAGTGCATTGCGCTCGCGGTCGGCGGCGCGCGCGCGCACCTCGTCGCGGTCTGCGCGGACGTGCCGGGCGAGCGGCCGACGGGCGCGGGACCACGCGAAGGCGGGCTCTACTCGAAAGGTCGCTGGCGCGTGTTCGTCGACAAGGACGGGACGGTCGTCGTCGGCGACAAGGACAGCGACCAGCACATCCCGCTCGGCGACGCGCTCGTCGACGCGTTCAACCTGCACGTGCACGACACCGCGCAGGGACCAACCACGCCGCCGACGACCGCGACCAAGCTGAGCGCCGACGCGGTCCTCAGCAAGCACAAGGTGGCGCCGTAGCTCGCCACGTTGCTCGCGTGGCGGAAGCGGTAGCAGCCTCGCTTGCGTGCTGGCCCTGCGCTACGAGCCTGACGTTCTCGAGGCTGACGTTGCCGAGGACTCCGACGATGCGGACCTCGTGACGGAGATCCTCATTGCGCTCCTGAGCGACGCACGTGCCGACGAGCGCGAGCTGCCGGAGGGCGTGGACAATCGGGGCTGGTGGGACGATGCGCTAGAGGGTGAGCCGCTCGGCTCGCTGCTCTGGCTGCTCGAGCACGCGGCGGCAACCGACGAGAACGCGCGGCGCGCGGAGCGCTACGCCGAGGCGGCGCTCTCGTACCTGAAGCGCGACAAGCGCGCGAGCACCATCAAGGCCGCGGCCGAGGTGGACGGCGCGCGCATCCTGCTCTCTGTCCGCGTCGACGGTTCGGAGCTCGCGCGCGGCCTGCCGGTGAACTGATGCCACTTTCGAGGCCGACGCTCGGCGAGCTGCGCACGCGCGTCATCGGAGACCTCGCCGGCCGCACGGACGGCAAGGCGTACCTGCGGCGCACGGTCGAGCGCGTGCTCGGTCCGGTCGTGGCGGGCGTGGCGCACGGGCTCTACGGCGCCATCGAGTGGGCCGAGAAGCAGCAGCTGCCGGCGACGGCAGATGAAGAAGCGCTCGTGCGCTGGGGCGAGATGCTCGGGGTCGCGCGCATCGGCGGCACGCGCGCGGCAGCCGGCGAGGTGACGGCGTCGGCCGTGCCTGGGACCGTCGTGCCGGCTGGCACGCGCTGGCGCAGCGACCAGGGCGTGCTGCTCTACGTGCCGACGGCAACGCCCATCGCCGGCGAGACGGGCACCGTGCCGGTCGAGGCCGTGGCGCCTGGCGATGCTGGCAACGTGGGCGTGAACGAGCTGGTGACGGTCGTCTCGCCGGTCGCTGGCCTTGCGCCCCGTGGCACGGTCTCGACGGCGCTCGTAGGCGGTGCAGGACTCGAAGACCTCGAGGCGTACCGGGCGCGCGTGGTGGGCGCCCTGCGCCAGCCGCCGCGCAACGGTGGGCCGGGCGATTACCGCGCATGGGCGCTCGAAGTGCCGGGCGTCGCCGAGGCATGGGAGTACGGACACCGGGCGGGCGTCGGCACCGTGACGGTCGCCATCACGACCTCGGGTGCAGGGCGCATCCCGAGCCCAGCGCTTGTGACAGCGGTCCAGCAGCACATCGATGCGCGCCGGCCGCTCGACGTGCGTGCGGTGTACGTGCGCGCGCCCATTGCGCGCCCGGTCAACCTGACGATGACCCTTGCTCCGGCGACGACAGCAACGCGCGACGAGGTCGTGGCAGCGCTGACGCAGCTGTTCGGCGAGACGGCGCCGGGCGTTGCCGTGTCGCGCAGCGTGCTCGACGAGGCCATCAGCCTCGCGCCAAGCGAGACCGCCCATGAGGTAACGCTCGTGTCCTCGCTTTCGCCCGGACCGCTCGAGCTGCTGACGCTCGGCACGGTGACGGTCGTGGGGGTCCCGTGAGGTCGCTTGGCGATGTGGCGCGGTCGCTCTTGCCACCCGGCAGGGTATTCGCGTCGCGTGGCGGCCGGTCGACCTCGCACATCTATGCCAGTGCCACGCTCCTCGTGCCGCACGCGGACACGTTGGACCCGATCGCGGCCTTCCCGCCGGGCGTGATGGTGTACCTGGGGCCAGAGCGCCGAGCGATGGTCACGTCCGGTGAGCCGCAGATCATCCAGCCGTGGCAGACGAACGTCGGCGTCTTGAGCTTCGACCCGGCCGTGGCCACGTGGACAGAGCTGCTTGCTCCGGGAGACCAGCCAGTCGAGTTCGCAAACGGCGTTGAGGTGGCCAACGGAGGCGTCTGCTTCGTCGCATCGCCGGGGCTGTACGTGGACACAGCGACTGAGGAGCAGCCAGGAACCACGCTCGGCAGCATCGTAGATGGCATCGCAGACGAGCTGCAGCGCGTCGAGACGCTCGCACGAGAGCTTGGCGCGTCAGTGCTCAGGGACCTCGATGCATGGCGCGACGCACTCGGCATTGACCCGGCAGACACGGAGGAGGGTGCGCGCGCGCGCATCGTTGCGAACCTGCTCGGGCAGACGGACGCGACGCGCGCTGCGTACGACGCTGCTGCAGCCTCGCTGGGTCTCGTCATCACGCGCATAGACTCCTATGTCCCGTTCGAGGCCGGGCGCAGCGCGGCAGGCAGCGCGGTGCGAGACGACAGCTGGCTGCACACGTTCGAGGTCTACGTTGGGTCGTTGACAGGCGACGTCGTGGTCCCAGGCACTGGCTCGAAGGCGCATGGCTACGTCGTCGGCTGGGGCGCGGGGCCATGGACCGGCATCGACGACGCGACCATTCTCGCCGCTGCGTTCGCAGTTCCTGGCCCCGTCCACTTCGACCCTGTCGCAGTCGTCCATCGCTATGGAGATGCAGCGCCCGTGGTCGAGCTGCGCGCGAAGCAGACCGGCGCTGCTGGCAACCTCCCATGGGATGCCACTGTCGAGTCCAACGCGATCCCGAACGGCTACTCGGGGTATCGCGCGCGCGGCAGCGCGCTGACATTCAACGAAAACGATGAGCCTGTCTTCAGCGCTGACACGCCGTTCGCGGGCGGCGTGAACGACGTGCGCGAGCCGCCGCCTGACGCAGTGGCAGCCTTTCAGCGCGTAGTCGACACGAGCTTGCGGCGCGCCCACACGCTCGTGCGCGTGCGCCCGGTGCAGGCGCTCTGATTCGGGGAGAGCATCATGGCGAGCAGACGAAACACGAAGTTCACGACCACGCTCGGCGCGTCGACGACGCTCGACGCGGTCAAGGCCACGTCGCTCGGTCCAGACGGCCGGCTCGACATCCAGATGAACATTGACAACGGCGCGGGCCTCGCGCCGACCGACACGCCGGCAGGCTCGTGGCAGCTCTGGTGCACGAGCGACCCGGAGGGCGCGCTGTGGTCGCGCGTGACGAGCGCGGATGAGGAGCTGAAGAAGATTGCGCCAAACGGGAACGCACTGGTCAGCGCCTACGCTGTCCTCGAAGACGTTCCGGGCACGAGCTTCAAGCTGCTCTACGTGCGAACGGGCGGCGGCGCTGCGTCGCGCGCGCGCGTCTGCGTGACGGTCTGAGATGGCCAAGCTCGCACGCAAGCTCGCCGCGCAGCTCGCGCGCGACCTCGCGGCAGGCGCCGACCTGACGCTCGAGCCGATCTACGCGCTCACGAACCTCGGCGCGGCGAACTACTTCGCGACGCAGGTCGGGGGCGGCGAGTCAGGCGACGCGGGCGGATTCGCAGACGTGGCTGTCGTACAGGTCAACCGGCTCTCGACCGGCGCCACACGCTACTTGGCAGGGCGCTCGAACACCGGGGACGTGGGCCACGGCCTCTACATCTCGACGAGCAACGGCCTCTTCTTCGGCGCACGCAACGGTGCGAATACGACGCTCGTGCAGACGGGGCAGTACGTGCTGCAGCCGTCCGATGTGGGAAAGCTCCTCTGCGTCGTCGGACGGCACGACGGGTCGTTTGTCCGGCTCACCGTCAACCGCGACGTGACGCCTGCGTCAACGGCCATCACGGGATTTACCCCAGCCGGCGTGGCGCATCACCTCGGCGCGCTCGGCGGCATCGCCCCGGCCATCGACTGCGCCATCGTCTTGCACGCGACTTATCGCGGGGTGCTGACCGACGCGGACGTGCGCGCCATCTGCGAGGCGGCGCGAGACGGCGTGCTGCCGAAGACCATCGGCGCGGCAACGCTCGTGCACCAATGGCCCGACCGCGCGCTGCTCAAGGCAGCGGCCGGCAGCACTGCGCCCGCGTCCATTCCCGACGTCGTCACGGGCGCGGATGTCGATGCCATGGCGCGCGTAGGCTCGCCGACTGTGGTCGCGATCGACACGTCGCGCGATGGGCGGCGAGCGCTGGGCGCGATGGGGTTTTCTGCGGCGAACTTCCTGCAGACGGAGCCCGGCAAGGGCTTGCGCGGGCACCCGGACGCTTTCTGGTACGCGATGCCGTTGCGCATCGATCAGCAGACGGGACTCGGGGCCGCGTATCGCCTGATCGCCAGCATGGGGACGCACTGGGATCTCCGCACGACGACGACGCACAGCACCTTGTTCGCCACCTCGGCGAATGGCGCGACTTCCGCCGCTTACACGATCGCAGCCTCGGACGTCAGCCAGATCGTGCCTGTGCTCGTGCGTTACGACGGCGCAGCGAGGACCTTCGCGCTTTTTGTTCGTGGCATTCTGATCGCGGGAGGAACGGCGGGAGGAAGCGTCTACGGCACGCCCGCAGCCGGTACGCAGGCGATGATGCTCGGCAAGCGCGCCGATGGCTTCGCGTCCGATGGAGCCAGCCTCTTTGGCTTCGTCGGCGGCGACGGTCACCTGCCGACGGATGCCGAGGTAGCAAAGTGGTTTGCTGACCATTACCGCCTCGGCGGTGTGCCAGAGATTCCGGACAAGACCACGGTTCGCTACGACTTCTCGCAAGACTTTACTGCGGGCGCTGTCACGGCGACCGTTCTGGATCGCGTCGGCACCGACCACCTGACGCGCATGGGAGTCGCGCTGTCTGCAGACGGCGGCGTGACAGGGCTCAGCTCCGCGGCGGTCTATCAGACTGCGACCGGTGGTGGCATCGGCGGCGTCGCGACCGGCTTCTGGTGCGGCGGCCTCCTGCGTCACGACGAGTTCTTTAACCTTCCGCGCAGCCTGTTCGGCCGAACAAATCTGAATACAGCCGGATTCGACTTGATGTTGTCGAATGCCAGCGGCGGCATCTTTCAGGCCCGCGCGACCAACGGCACGGCCTTGACCTCGGTCTCGCCGGGCGTCGGTGGTGGTGCCGGCGCGACGGTCGGCCGCGTCTATGACGTGCGCCTCGTGTATGACGGCGCGACGCTCACACTCTATGTCGACGGCGCGGCCGTCGGGTCGGTCGCGCTCACCGGCTACGTGCCGCACACGGGACCGTTTTACGTCGGTGTCGCGAACGGCGCGACGTACTTTGCCAGCGGCGTGACGTACTTCGGCGTCGGCGGCGGGCACGCGGTACCGACAGCGGCGGAGATCGCGACTGCTGCAGCTGCGTCGCTCGCAAGCAAGCGGTTCGTCGGCATCGCAGGCCGCACCGACCGCCTACACGACTTCGTACAGGATGCGGCCGACCTCGGCGGCGTGCTGCCAGGCCGAAGCGTTGACCGCATGGGGTCGGGTGATGATCTCGTGCGCGTCGGCGCTCCGCTCGTGCTCGCGCAGCGCACCGAGCGCGGGTGGGGCTGCGAGACGGCGCCGATCATGCGCGGCCTATCCGGCTTCTCTGACGCCGCCGGATACGTCGCGCCCGCAAGTCTCATCGGTGGCGGCGGCGTGCCCTTCACCGTCGGCGCCGTGTTTCGGTGCGAGGCGACGGGCGGCGCCATCAACGGAGTTGTGCTCGTCGCAGGTTCGCAAGGCGGACCGACCGGCATTCAGGTTCGTTTTCTGAGCGGCGTCCTGTACGTCTACATGCGCGGACCAACGGGCGACGTCGTCACGACGACCTACCTTTTCGCCGCAGCGGACATCGGAAAGTATTTCGCCGTCATGGGGTCGTTCGATGGAACTCGCTTGACCCTCTACATCCGCCGCATGATGCCGGCGAGCGGAGCACTCGTCTCAGCACTCGTGACCGATGCAACGGCGCCGATGATGGTCGGCTTTCATCCGTCCAAAGGACAGAACTTGTGGCTGCGCGGTGCGACGGTCATCGGCTGGATCTTTGGCGATGCGGCGACAACTTTGCCCGAGTACCAGGCTTGGCACGACGCCTGTCTCGCGCTCGAGACGGTCGCGGCGATGCCCGGAAAGCCGATGCATCGCTACGTTATCGCGAACGACCCGGCGCCGGACAGTATTGCGCCGCTCGACGGCGGCAATGGACCTGTGTTCACGCGTAGCGGCATGCCGGCAGTCGTGCCGCTGCACGCACGCGCATGGAGTGTGTGATGGAACGAATCCAAGGGCTCGACGAGGCTACGATTGCGCAGCTCGCCGCCGACTATCTCGCGGCGTACGTCGACGACGATCTACCTCCAGAAGATCGGCGCAACCGGCTGACCGACGAAACGCTGCCGCAAGACAAGCGCGTTGTCTGCGAGGGCAGCTACATCAAAGTCGGAGATGACGTCAGTATGAACGGCTTCGATCTTCGTGTGGCATGCGCGGCGCGCGACCGAAACTATTATATGGGCTACACGACGTTGGTCCCGTTCCTGCTCCCATGCGCCGCAGCCGATGCGACTGACCGTGCGCCGATCGACCCGAACGAGGCGGCGCTACCGATCATGATTCCGTTGCCCGACGAGGAGCCGTCAGCGCCGAGCGAGCCGGCGACCGAGGAGACGGCGTGACCTGGGCAGACGTCGAAGGAGCGGCGATGGTCGCGCTCGTGGGCATCATCGGCGCGGTCAGCGCGCACGTCATCAAGTACATCAACCGCCGCACCGAGGCGCTCGATCAGGGCATGAAGCGTGACGCTGCGTTCGATGCGGCGTCCCGCATCGAAGCGCAGGTGCAGGCCGGCGATCGGCTGACCTCAAGCGGCAAGCTGCAGGAGGCTCTGAAGCTCGCGAACGCGACGACGCCCGATCGGCTTGAGGTCAAGGCCGCCGACATCGAGGCAGCGCTGCCGCGCGTGCGCGCGAGCTTGCCTGCCGCGAGCATCGCGCCGCTCCCCATCCCCGTGACCGTCGTGTCGAGCGTGCCGCCCGATTCGGAGCTCGCGCCCGAACGGCCGACCATCCCGCGACCCGCACCCCTGCCGCGCGACACCTCGCGCGAGAAAGCGCCCATCCGATGACGAGCCCTGTGAAGAAAGGCGTGACGGTCCTGACCGGCATCGCGGCCATCGCCGAGTCGGTCAAGGTCGAGCTGAACGAGGACCACGAGGAGGTCGAGCGCGTGCAGGTGCTCGGCGTGCCGCTTTTTCAGCGCGACGACGCCGGGCGTCCGCGCGTGCTCGGCGTGAGGTTCCCTCGCTGGATACGCGGACCGCGCACGTGACGGCGCTGCTGAAGACGCCCGCTGTCGAAGTGCCGCCGTGGATCGCCGTGGCGCTCGCCGAGGTCGGCGTACTCGAGGATACGCGCGCCGGCAAGAGCACGACGCGCATCGAGCAGTACCACGCCGTAACGCGCGGCGGGCGCGCCGTCGACGACGTGCCGTGGTGTGCGGCGTTCGTCTGCTTCTGCCTCGAGCAGTGCGGCATCCTGTCGACGCGGTCGAAGACGGCCGCCACGTTCGCGAGCTACGGCATCGCCACCTTGCCGACCAGGCAGTTCGCGATCGTGGGGTTCGGCAAGGTAGACAAGGACGCGGGCGGCTCGGGGCACGTGGCCTTCTCGCTCGGTGCGAGCGCTGGCGAGCTGTACATCCTCGGCGGCAACCAGCGTAACCGCGTCAGCGTCGCAACTCGGCTGGTCAAGGACGTGGCGTGGGCACGCTGGCCGGTCATCGCGGAGGTCGCATGAAGCACCGTCAGCAGCTCGCCATCCAGTACCAGCCGCTTGAGCGGCTCGTGCCGTTCGCGCAGAACGCGCGCACGCACTCGGACGCGCAGGTCGCGCAGATCGCCGCCTCGATTCGCGAGTGGGGCTTCACGAACCCCGTGCTCGTCGACGAGGAGGGAACCATCATCGCCGGCCACGGCCGCGTGCTGGCGGCGCGCAAGCTCGAGCTACAGGACGTGCCGACCATCACGCTCACGGGGCTCAGCGAGGCGCAGCGGCGCGCCTACGTCATCGCGGACAACAAGCTCGCGCTGAACGCCGGCTGGGACACGGAGCTGCTCGCCGCCGAGATGTCGAGGCTCGACGAGCTCGGGTTCGACCGGCTTCTGACCGGCTTCAGCGAGGCGGAGCTGCAGCACATGGCGACCGGTTGGGAGCCGTCGAGCGAGCCGGACGAGACCGAGCCGAACAACGCGGGGCTCGAGGCGGTCATCAAGGTGCGCTGCAGCCAGCTCGACCAGGCGGACGTGCGCGCGACCATCGAGCTGGCGCTCAAGGAGAGCGGCATCCAGGGAGCGCGCCTTGTCGACTGAGCGCGCCGCGCCGCCGATGAACTTGCTCGTGGCGTACCCGTACGTCTCGCCGCACCTCTACCGCATCCTCCGCGATTTCGGTGCGGTGTCGGGCGTGAACTGGCTGCTCGACTCGGGTGCGTTCACGGCGTGGAAGAGCGGTCAGCCCGTCAAGCTGGACGACTACTGTGCGTTTCTGCGCGACCTGCCGGTTACGCCCTGGCGCTACTTCGCGCTCGACGTGGTGGGCGACGGAGATGCGACCCTGCGCAACTACGAGACGATGTTGGAGCGCGGGTTCAAGCCGGTGCCGGTGTTCACGCGTGGCGAGCGGCTCGAGGTGCTGGAGCGCTACTACGCGACCAGCGACCTGGTCGCGATTGGCGGTCTCGTGAGTAAGGTCAACCCGTGCCGGCCGTACATCAAGTACCTGCACCAGCACCTTCGCGGGCGGCGCTGTCACCTGCTCGGGTTCAGCAGTATGGATTGGCTCAAGTACCTCAAGCCTTACTCCTGCGACTCGTCGAGCTGGGAGTCGGCGCGTCGGTACGGCCGGGTCCAGGTCTACATGGGACACGGTCGCATGGTGGACCTTGGGCGCAGCGACATCCGCAAGCACCTCGGAGACGGCGACGTGGCGGCGCGCGTGCGGATGCTCGGCTTCGACCTCGCAGAGCTGATGCGACCGGCCGCGTGGAACGGTGGCGAGTCGCTGTCCGGTCAGATCGCAACGGCGTCGTGGATGTGGATGGCGATCGATGTGGAGCAGCGGCTTGGAACGAAGCTCTTTCTCGCGCTTGCGGCGGCCAAGTCGCAGGCGATGCCATTTTTCGTAGACGCCTACGCGCGCGCCTTGCGCGCTGCAGGATACGCTCCGACCCAATCAGCCCGGAGGACGGCATGACGGACCGCAACGACCTCGCTTACCACAAGGACCGAGCCGCGCTCGTCGTGCTGAGCGGAGGGCAAGACTCGACCACGTGTCTCTTTTGGGCGCGCGAGAAGTTCAAGGAGGTGCACGCTGTGACGTTCGACTACGGCCAGCGCCACGCGCGCGAGGTCGACGCGGCGCGCAAGGTCGCCGAGCTGGCGGAGGTGGCGTCGCACGAGATCGTGGGCGTGCCCGGCATCCTGCGCAGCGCCTCGCCGCTGACCGACCCGTCTCACCCGCTCGAGACCTACCGGAGCTTCGAGCAAATGGAGCGCGTCATCGGCGACCGCGTGGAGCTGACGTTCGTGCCGATGCGCAACGCGCTGTTTCTCACGCTGGCGGCAAACCGCGCCGTGGCGATGGGCCTGCGCGACGTGGTCGTGGGCGTCTGCGAGGAGGACAATGCGAACTACCCCGACTGCCGGATGAGCTTCATCCTGCGGCAGGAGTGGGCGATCAACCACGCGCTCGGCATCCAAGACTTCCGCATCCACGTTCCGCTCATCGACAAGACGAAGGCCGAGAGCGTGCAGCTCGCGTCGCGCCTCCCCGGCTGCCTGCACGCGCTCTCGTACAGCCACACCTGCTACGCCGGGCACTATCCGCCGTGCGGCCGGTGCCATGCGTGCGTGCTGAGGCAGCACGGCTTCGACGGGGCCGGCGTCCCGGACCCCTTGCTCGAGCGCGCCGGGCTCGGCGACGTCGGTGCGGCGTGACGCAGACCATCCTCGACCGGCTGCGCGAGACCGGCATCCCGTTCGCGGCCAACGACAACATCAGCGAGGTGCTGCGCCCCGGCGACCTCGAGAGTATCGAGGCCGTGGTCGAGCTGGCCGTGAAGCAGGTGCTGCACGCGCTCGTCATCGACTACACGTGCGATCACAACACGCGCGACACGGCCAGGCGCGTGGCGAAGATGCTGGTGCGCGAGGTCTACCGTGGCCGGTACGAGCCGTGCCCGGACGTGACCGACTTCCCGAACGTGAAGGGGCTCGACGAGCTGTACACGGTCGGTCCCATCACGGTGCGCTCGGCATGCTCCCATCACATGGTGCCCATTCTCGGCAAGGCATGGATCGGGGTCATCCCCGGCGAGCGCCTCATCGGCCTCAGCAAGTTCGCGCGCCTGACCGAGTGGGTGATGGCGCGCCCCCAGATCCAGGAGGAGGCAGCGGTGCAGCTCGCCGACCTGCTGGAGATGCTGGTGGCGCCCCGCGCGCTCGCGGTGGTCATCAAGGCCGAGCACCTCTGCATGAGCTGGCGTGGCGTGCGCGACGGGGACGCCTGCATGACGACCAGCGTCATGCGCGGCCTCTTCCGGGAGCAGCTCGCCGCGCGCCAGGAGTTCCTGTCGATGATCGGGCAGGCGCCATGATCGTCGCCAGCCGCTACCACGACATCTCGTGCGGCCATCGCGTGGTCGGGCACGAAGGCAAGTGCGCGCACCTGCACGGGCACAACTACCGCGTTCACTTCTCGTGCGCCGCGACGCGGCTCGACGAGGTGGGGCGCGTGGTCGACTTCAGCGTCATGAAGACGCAGCTCTGCATGTGGCTCGAGCGCGAGTGGGACCATCGGTTTCTGATCTGGCAAAGAGACCCGCTGGCCGAGCAGCTCGCGCGCGTCGACCCGACGCTCGTGCGCGTGCCGTTCAACCCGACCGCCGAGAACATGGCGCGTCACCTCGTCGAGGATGTCGGCCCGCGCCAGCTCAGCGGGCTCGGCGTCGAGCTGGTCGAGGTGCGCATCGACGAGACGGCCAAGTGCAGCGCCACGTACGCCGTGGCAAGGCGCGCGCCGTGACGCGCCTCGTCGTGAACGAGGTCTTCCAGACCGTGCAGGGCGAGGCCACCTTCACCGGCACGCCGGCCGTGTTCGTGCGTCTTCAGGGCTGCCCGGTGGGCTGCCCCTGGTGCGACACGAAGCACACCTGGAAGGTGAAGCCGGAGCGCGAGGTGTCGGTCGAGGCGATGATCGCGAAGCAGGCCGACGCGGACACGTTCGCGGCGCTGACGGCGGACGAGCTCGTCTCGCTCGTCGAGACCTACGAGGCGCGCCACGTCGTCATCACGGGCGGCGAGCCGTGCCTCTACGACCTCGAGCGGCTGACGCGGCTGCTCCAGGACGCCGGGCGCACGGTGCAGGTGGAGACGAGCGGCACGCAGCGCGTCCGGGTCGCGCCGGGCACATGGGTCACGGTCTCTCCCAAGCTCGACATGCCGGGCGGCTGCGTCGTGCTGCCGGACGCGCTCGAGCGGGCGGACGAGCTGAAGGCGCCCATCGGCAAGCGCGCGGACTACGAGAAGCTCGCCGCGCGTGTCCTGCCGCTGTTGCGCCGTGGCGTAGCGGTGTGGCTTCAGCCGCTCAGCCAGCACCCGGTCGCAACGCGGCTCTGCGTGGAACTGGCGACGCGGCATGGCCACCGCGTCTCGGTGCAGGTACACAAGTATCTCGGGCTCCGCTGATGCAGGTGACCTTCAAAGAGTTGATGAGCGCGGTTCTGCCGGTGCACCTGCCGCCCGGTCCGATTGGCGTCGCGGTGTTGACGAGCTGCACGGGGATGAAGCGCGCGGAGCCGGCGCCCGCGGAGGACCTCTACACGGGACGCCAGCACGTGGCGCTGATGGACGGCGTACGGGCGTTTCGGCGCTCGCCGCGCGCAGCGGGCGCGCACGTGTGGATCGTGTCGGCCAAGCACGGCGTCGTCGCCGGCGACCAGGTGCTCGCGCCCTACGAGCGCACGTTCCAGGGCATGCCCAAGGCGCGCATCCGGCAGGAGGCGGCGCTGCTCGGCATCGCCGACGGCGTCGTGAGCGTGCTCTACAACCCCCACCACGCGCTCAGGCTCGTGCTGCTCGGCGACGACTACCTCGAGGCGTGCCAGGGCGCGCTGAGGCGCCCGATGCCGGGGCAGACGGTCGTGTTCGCGGGACACCGAGCGGCGCGCGTGCTGCCCCGGCATGCGGGGCTCTGGGTCGTGGGCCTGGCGCAAGCGGAGGCGCGGCAGTACCACGCCGGGCTCGTGAGCCTGAAGGGCGTGCTCGCAGCGGCGCTGTTGCGGCGCCTTGGCGCCGAGCTAGATCACGACGAGCGCGCCGCACCAGGGTCGGATCTGGTGCAGCGCGCCGCGTCAGCGGGTCGAGGCGGTCAGTAGTCGTCGGGCATGAGCACGCAGGTGCTCGCCCGGTCCGCCTCGGTGATGACCCAGAACGTGCCTTGGGAGGGGTCGCTCGGGTCGACGTGCCAGACGCTCATGACACGGTCGCCGTGCGTGAGCGCCTGGTCGTTGGCGCGCCGGTCGCCGGGCGCGATGGCATCGCCCCACTGGCAGGTGATGTGACCCTCGACGGCAGCGATGACGCGCTCGCCCGAGAGCGCAGCCTGCGCGTTGGGGGTGATGACGAGCCGGCCGAGCGGTACGTGGCGCTTGGTCACGATGCGCCTCCCTCGTCGGGGTCGCGGATGTCCACGATCAGCACGTCGCCGACGATGGGTCGCGCCGCGATGGCGCTGGCGAAGAGGTTCGCCGGGCGCTGCTTCAGCAGACCCTCCTCGTCGACCAGCATGACCGGGTCGCCGAGGTCCTCGTCGAAGTAGCCGGCGAGCGCGGCGAGCGCGCCACGGTGCAGACGCACCGGCTCGATGTAGCCGCCCACGGCCGTCTGCAGCGCCTTGAGCGAGATGGGAAAGTCGCGCCGCACCTCCACGTCGTCCGCGATGCAGGCCGTCACGGGAACGTAGAGCGCGATGCGCAGTGGAGTCGGGCGGCTCATTCGTCGCCCTCCTGCGGCACGTAGCCGCGCGTCGGGCGCGCGACCTGGTAGCGCGCCTCGATGGCCATGAGGATCGAGCGCAGCACGGCGCTCGCGTAGGCGTGGCGCTCGGCGTCTGCTCCGCCACGTTCGGCCATGCTGAACTCGATCAGCTCGGCCATGTCGATGATGTCCACGATGCCGAGGACGCGCTTGAGCTGGTACTCCAGCTCCGGCGTCAGCTCGACCGTCTTGGGCGGCGCCGGGCGCGCGCTGCGCGGTGCGCGCACGCCCTCGGCCTGCTCGCGCAGGTTCTCGCGGCGCGTGCGCCACGCCTTGCGAGCGCGGAGGCTTGCGGCCTCGGGCGACTCGCCTCGCTTCTTCCTGCTCACGACGCGACTCCGAGGCGCTCGGCGAGCGCCGCCAGGGCAGCGCGTAGCGCCTCGCTGTCGTTGTCGGTGCCGAGCTTCTTCTTCACGCGGCTGAGCGTGCGCAGCCCCTCGGCGTCGAGCCGAAAGCGCCGCACGTCCTCCTTGCGCGCTGCCTTGGGCAGCGGTGGGCGCCCGCGCTTGACCTGTTGCTGCTGTTGCATGGTGGGTTCGGTTCTCCTTGATCCAGGCGACCATCGCCTGCGCCCGTGCGCGACCCGTTGCCAGGTGCGCGCGCAGGCGTAGACGGGCGGACCCGGTGGCGGTCCGCCAGGGGTCGGCAACTACGCGCCGAGCAGCGCCGCGAGACCGCGCGCTAGCTCGAGCGCCTTGACGCGGCTCACCGACGCGGCGCCAGCGCGCGCGCGGGCGATCTCCACGTCGAGCGCCGTGACCAACTGGTCCTTGGTGATGGCGACCTCGGTGGGCGCAGCGGGCGCCTTGCCCTCGGCCTTGCCCTTGGCGGGCGCCTTGGCGGCGCGCTGCTCGGCGCGCTTCTTCGCCATGCGCTCGCGGTCGCGCGCGCGCACGCGCTCCTTGCGCTCCTCTTCGAGGCGCGCCGCCTCGCGCTTGCTGATGGCCTTGTCGGCCGGGCGCAGGGTCTTCGCGCGTGCCTTGGTCGTGACGGTCTTCGTGGCCTTCTTGCTGGACTTCATGGTGGTACTGCTGCTTTCTCGAGCGTCGCTCGACCGAGGGCGCGACCGGACGGGGTCGCGCGCTCAGGCGAACGGGGCGCGGTGCTGCGCGCCCGGTGTGGGGTCACAGGTCGAACAGGCGCTTGACGCGCATGGCCTTGGCGCGCAGCGCCGCGCACAGCAGCACCACGTCGCGGTCGTGCGTGACCGTGCCGATGCTGCGGTGCGGGCGCCCGCACACGACCAGGCGTAGCGAGAAGCCCTCGGCCACCACCTTGACGTGCACCTGCACGTACGGGGCAAGGTCCACGGCCACGCCGGAGTCGTGCTCAAGCTCCACGCAGTGCAGGTCCTCGGCCATGAGCGCGTCCTCGATGCGGTCGAGCACGTCGCGGTCGGTGTACAGGTCGGCCGGCACGAGCAGCAGGTCGTTGCGCTCGTCGGGGGTCACTTGCGCACCACCTTGCCCACCAGGGCGACGCACTCGGCCTCGGTGGACACCGTGCGCGTCTCGCGCCAACCGGCGTAGTCGATGCTGTACTCGCCGTGCGAGTTCATCTCGATGTGCAGGGGCTGCGGGAAGCACGCCACCTCGACGCCGAACGTGCCCACCATGCGCGTATGCATGCCCGTTGCCTCGAGGGCGCGCTTGAGCGCGCGCAGCTCCTTGCGATGACTAACCGACTTCGACACCGTGGCCTCCCAAGCGCGGGGCGGCGGGCGCTCCGTGCGCCCTTTTCCGTCCCACACAAACCACTTTACCGGCACCCCCGGCCGGGGACGACGACTATTTTACGTGCCACAGAAAATAGGTAGGCGTCGGTAGGGGACGCGACCGGGGCGGCGGGGCGCGCCTATACAGGGGCGGCATGAGCTGCCCCCGCTGCAACGAGCAGTGCATCGAAGCCGTGCGCGCGCCCTGGCCCTCAGTCCGGTGCGAACCGGCTGAGCAGCGTCGCGGCGACGCGCTCGCCAACGCGAGCCGGCGTGCCGCCACGCTGCTGCTCGCTCGCCCGCCGGGGCTTGTCGACCAGCTCGAGCTTGAGCTTGTCGCGCAGCGCGCGCACCGCTTCCAGTTCGGTCGGGTCGAGCGGCGCGCTCGGGTCGGGCGGCGGCTCGGGCGCGCGCGCCGCTGGCTTGCGACGCGCAGCGAGGCGCTTCGCGTCGGCCTCGGCCTGGCGCGCCAGCCGCTCGGCGCGCAGGCGCTCGGCCTCGCGCCGCTCGGCGAGCCGCTGCAGCTCGCCCTCCAGCTCGCCGCCCTTGGCCCGGCGCACCATGGCTCGGAAGTACCGCCCCGGCGTCTCGACGTCCTTGGCTTCGAGCGTGAGCGTTAGCGCGCCCTCGAGCTGCTCGTCGCTGGCACCCTCGCTGCGCGCCACCTGCGCGGCGTCGCGCCCCGCAACAGGACCGAACCGCTCTGCCATAGCCGCAGCGACGCGAGCGGCGCATTCGGGCGTATAGGGGTCTTTGTGAGCAAGTGAAGCAGCAGCAGAAGTTTTTGTCTTGGTAGACGGCTTCGAGGGCGCAGCGCTGGGAGCCTGCGGGCGAGCGCGCGCGCCTGTTGCTGCTTGGGTATGTTTCAGTTGGTTGGAGTTACCCAGAGCAGAGTCTGCTTTTACCGAGGCTTTTAAAGCCCCCCCAGTGCGTGGGGGGGGTACCCCCTCCAGCCCGTGGGGGGGGTCCACGGGGTCGAGCCACGGTCCGCGCTGCAGTCGGTACACGTTCTTGCCGCCCGACTCGGTGAGCACGGTCAGCCAGCCCGTGCGGCGCAGCGCGCGCACCGCCTCGTCGACGGCGTTCTCGCTGAGCCCCGTGGCCATGCGCAGCTCCCGCTTGGTAGGCCGCGCGTTGCCGGCGTTGGCGAACTGCGACAGCGCCACGTAGACGTCGCGCTCGCTGCGCTTGAGGCCGGGGTGATGCTTGGTCAGCCAGAACGAGAGCCCGAGGTAGCTCGTCGTCGGGGACGCGCTGCTTCCGGCCGGTTCGTGCGCGTCGGGCTGTTGCCCTGCAAGGCGCGCTGCGCTAGAGCTGGAGTGTCCTAGGTGCATGCGAAGTACCTCGGCAAGCGCCTCTGAACCACGTAGCTGGCAGGCCGTGGGGGTTCAGGGGCGTTGCACTTTGAGAGCCGCGTTGTCGCGCCGTCGTCGGCGCTTGACGATGCTTACCGTCGCTAGCGCTCGGACGCAAGGCAGCGACGCGTCTATGGTTTTAGGCACCAGGACGCCACCAGAGTGGGACCAACATGGTGCACTTGCGGTGGCGCTTTGGTCTCGACATGGTCCCGGTCTCGGACCATGTTGGTCCCGCATGATTTACATGGTCGCGTGCAGCAAAGGCGGCGTCGGCAAGACCACGCTCAACCTCAACGTCGCGGTTCATCTCGCGCTGCACGGTCGGCGCGTGTGTCTGGTCGACGCGGACGGCCAGCAGCACCTCAACGCATGGGCGACCAAGCGCCTGGACCGCTGGCCGGACCTGCCGCGCATCGACTGCCGCGTGATGGCCGGGCGCATCAAGGGGCCGCTCGAGGCGCTCGCGCGCGACTTCGATGACCTCGTCGTCGACGCAGCCGGCGCCGACCTGCAGGAGCTGCGCAGCGGCATGCGCGCGGCGCACGTGATCGTCATGCCGTTCGCGGCCGGGCAGTTCGAGCTCTACGCCGTCGAGAAGATGGACGAGCTGCTCGCCGAGGCGCGCGAGTCCAACCCGCAGCTCAAGGCGCTGGCCATGCTCAACAAGGCGTCGTCGAACTGGGTCATGTCGCGCTCGGCGCGCGCCGCCATCGATTTCATCGACCAGTTCCCCTCGATGCGGCGCGCGACCACGCTCATTCACTACCGCCAGGCGCCGTTCGACGCGTGCGGCGCCGAGGGGCTGAGCGTCTTCGAGCTTGGCCGGGGCGCGGCCAAGGCCGCCGACGAGGTCGCGGCGCTCGTGCAAGAGGCGAACGATTTACTGGAGGGTGTAGATGCCAATCGAACGGATGAAGGCGAAGACGGGCGAGGAGTGGGAGGCGGAGGTTCCAGCGGGCGGCCCCCGATCGGCCAGGCGTAGAGCGTGGGACGCGCTGCCGCACATCCAGAAGAAGTTCCGGCTCAACGACCTCGAGGCCGAGCTGCTCCGCACGGCCGGCGAGCAGCGCGACCTCAGCGAGCAGAAGCTCGTCCGGCGCATCGTGCGCGAGTGGCTGCGCGCCAACGCCGGCAAGCCGGCACCAAGACTGGACCAGGATGGTCCCGAGATGGTACCAGCGCGCGAGGCCGGATGATGGCGCAGCGCATGCGGCGCATCGACACGGGCCAGCAGTTTCCGGGCGGCGTGCGCCGTCGCCAGGGCACGTGCACGCAGTGCGGCTACGCGGGCGAGGTCGTGCGCATCGGCCTCGTGATGCTCGGCACCCAGCGTGTGCCCGCCTACGAGGTGCAGCGCGCGCTCGGCAGCGCGCTGCTCAGCGTCGACGATGCCATGGTCGCCAAGAAGCAGGAGCAGTCGTGACCTCTCGCGAGCTAGACGTCATCGACTGCAGGCACGTCGAGCGCGGCGTGCCCATCTATGCCGAGTCGAAGGTCACGGGCAACCTCAAGGATGGCTCTGGTCGCGACTGCTTCATCGCGCGGCTCTGCCGGAAGTGCTCGCATCGCTTCATCGACAGCGTCGCCGCCAAGGTGCAGCGCGAGTCGGGCGAAGACCTGGTGATGACCTGGCAGGAGCGGGCTCGGCCCAAGGCGACCAGCGCCACGCCGTTCGGGCGGCCGGACGAAGGAGAGCTCGCGTACGCCGTCGATGAGCTGCGCCAGCGCGCGCGCCAGCTCGAGGAGCGCGACCATCCGCAACTTGCGCTCGCGCTGCAGCGCGTGGCTGACCGGATCGAAAGCGAGTGGCTGCCATGAAGCGACGAGGCATCGACCGCCCGAGCGCGGAGGAGCTGGCCTCGATCGAGGTGACCGACGAGGACGAGCGCGACTACGTGCGGCACATGAACGACGTGGCCAGGGCGCTGCAGCGCGCGCGCATCCCCGGCACCATCGACTGGTGCGCCGTCTGCATCGGCTGGGTCGCGCAGGTCTACGCCGTCAAGGGCATGGGGCTCGACTTCTGGCTCGGCTTCATCGAGACCTGCAACGAGGTCTGGCAGGACCAGAAGGTCGAGGGCGTGCCGGCCTTCGATGGCATGCCGAAGGGCACGGACATCTACCCGCGCATGATGCGCCTGAAGGGAGCGCTCGAGCGCGCGAAGCTCGACCCGGTCGGCGATGACGCATGCTTCGCGCTCGTGTCGCTGTGCGCGAAGCAGTTCGCGCGCGTCGGCGTCCCGCCCACCGTGTTTCACGAGCTGGGCCGAATGGCCTTCCTCGATGCGGAGAAGCGCATCGCCGACATGGCGCAGAAGAAGGGCGGCAAGGCATGACCCTGTCGCGCGACGACCTCGTCGAGCTGCAGCGCCGCTGCCAGCTCATCCTCGATGCCATCGAGCGCATCCCGCACGCCGAGCTGCCCAAGGACCCGGACAGCGCCTTCGCCGTGCTCACGTGCGCCGTGACCCTGCTCAAGCAGGCCGGGCACTCGAAGCGGGAGATCGCAACGGCCGTCGCGAACGTCTACGGCCTCGTCGGCGCGCAGCGCCGGAACTGATTCTTGGCGCGGGCGCCGGTGCCCGTGCGACCGTCCTTTTGCGCGCCTCGGCCTTCCTGCTCGGCGTCGATCATGCGCCGGGCCGAAGTCCTCACCCCGGATGAGAGCCGTCGCTACCCCGCGAGCCGCCTCACGCCGAGGCGCGCTCTTGTTGTTCTGGAGTCTAGTGCGCTAGGGTCTCGGCCATGGGGGAACGCGGGTCGAGCCCGTACGAGCGCGAGCAGCTCGTCGGCTTCATCGTGGCGACGGCGCTCTTGGCGATGGCTGTCTTCGCGGCCACGTGCGGCGCCATCGTCATCGCCGAGCGCGTCGACTACTGGACCGACCATCCGCCCGAGCCGCTGGGAGACTGAGCCATGGACAGCATGAAGCAGCCGACAGCCTTCTACGTCGAGCAACCGGACCGGCCGGTCAGTCGCGCCGCCTTCTTCAAGGACGTCGACGCGCGCGCGAGCAAGGCGCTCTGCCAGTACAGCGAGGAGCCGGTGGATGCGGCCGTCGTCGCGGGCGCCATCCAGGCGTCCGCCGTCCTGGCGCGTGGCACCGGGCTCGACCTGGCGACGTTCCTGCGCATGGCCGAGATATCCTTCGACCGGGCGCGCAACGTGAGCATCGTCGAGCTGACGCAGCCGCCCGCCGACGTTTAGACCGTGTCAGGCAGCGTCGCGAGTCCGCGCCACCCGATGCGCAGCCAGCGAAAAAGGCCGTAGCCGCCGACGAGCGGCACGGCGTTGCCGGATGCCTCGAGCTCGACGATCATGCGGCTCGTCGCCTTGTTCTGCAGCGCCGTTGCCGTGCAGTTGAGCACGTTCCACACGCCATCCTGGTCGACCACGTCCGTGACGCGCGCACCTTGCGATGCGGGGCTCGCGCCGTTTGCCGCGTAGGTCTCGCGGAACAGATGCAGCTTCACGCCAGGCCCGAACACGGCGGCCTCGACGAAGCTCACCTCGGCGCCAGTCGGGATGTTGATCGCGTGCCGCGCGCGGATGCCGGCCGCGCGCGCGTTCAGCTCGAAGTCGGGATTGATGGCCCAGCCGTAGGTCGCGCCGAGGTCAGGCGCGATGACGCAGCGGATGTCCTGAAGACCGACGTACGAGACGCGGTCGACGACGGGCGTCTGCTCGGGCGGCGCCTCGGGGTCGTCTGCTGTGAGCGCGGCGATGACCTGCGCGAGCTGGTTGTTGGCGCCCTTCGCGAGCGCGACGTTGCCGAGCGCGACGGCGTTCGCGATCTCCTCCTGGATGGCGTTCAGCCAGTCGGCCGTGACCGTCGTGCCGGCGAGGCCCTGCACGGGGTCTCCGCCCGTGAAGCCATCCTTGCCGGGGCCGTGCAGGTCGACGGCGCGCGTTGCGTGGTCGATGCGATGCATGGCAGCCAGTGTCTCACGGGGCGCTCTATGCTTGCCGGATGAGAGACACGCTGAAGCGCAACAGCTTCTCGATCGTGGTCGTCGGCTTGACGCTGCTCTTGGCCTTCCAGCGCCTCGCCGAAGACGACCCGCATGGCTGGTGGGTCTTGGCGCTCGGGCTCCTGAGCCTTGTCGGGCTCGTGCTCATCGAGCGGCACCATCGCGCCAAGATGCGCGAGATCGACGCATGGGCCGCTCGCGAACGCGAGCAGCCTCCTGTCCCATAAGGTGGATTATCGGACACCAGTCCCTAGCTGGGAATGGTGGAATCCACCTAGAACGGAATGTCGTCGTCCTCGTCGATCGCGAACTTCGCGTCGGGTGGCCGTCGCTGCGACCCGTAGCCGCCATGCGCGAAGTCGTCGCGGTGCTCGCGTGCGCCTCCCTGCGGGCGTGCCTCGCTTGCCTTGTCGAGCGGCTCGACGTCGCGCGCGATGAGTTCGAGCTGGTGCTTGGTCGTGCCGTCGCGCGCCTGGTACTCGCGCAGGTTCAGCTCGCCCGTGGCGCCGACGCGCATGCCTTTGGCGAGGATCTTGTGCAGCGCCTCGGCGCGCCGGCCAAACAGCGTCACGTCGACCCAGAGGGTCACGTTCTGCCACTGGCCATCGACCTTGGCGCGTCTGCTGACCGCCACGCTCAGGTTCAGCACGGGGTCGCCGTTGTTGATGGCGCGCAGGGACGGGTCGCGCCCGAGGTTGCCGGTGATGGACCAGACGTTCATGGCTGCACCTCCGCGTGGCGCGCGTGCTGCAGCTCGGCGGCGTGGTCGGTCGGGTCTTCGCCGTTCTGCCACGCCTCGAGCAACGCGAGCGCGCGCTCGCCGTAGCCGGCTGCGCCGAGCCACTCGGCGAAGGTGAGTCCGTACTCGTTCACTTGATCTCTCACAGCTCACCTCCCACGTAGAAGAACCCGCCCCATCCCTTGAAGCTCACCCACTCGCGCGGGTCGTCGCCGTCCATCTCTTGCGCCTCTTCGATTGGCACGCACGCGCGCGCAGCGGCCACGCGTAGCGCCTGCACGAGCGACGTGAAGCGGCCGACCGAGGTGTCGACCACGCCCGCGCCGAGACCCTCGCGCTTGTACACGGTGTACTCGCGGATCATGCCGCACCGCCGTTCTGCGCCTGGTGCTGCGCGTTGGCGATGCGGTTGAGGGCGGCGTCCTTGGCCTCGGCCATCGCGAGCTTGTGCGCCTTGGTCATGCGCGCGCGGATGGCCTCGCCGTCCGCACGGATCTTGTCGACCTCGGCGTTCGTCTGCGCCTGGCTGAGCCGCGTCACCAGGTCCGCGACCTCCTTGTCCGTGGGGTTCGGCGCGTCTGCAGGTGGCGGACCATTCTCCTGCGCCTCCTTCTTCAGCGCGCGGTGGTCTCGGTCGTCGTCGGTCTCCTCCTCGCTCGACCCGGCCAGCGCGAGCAAGCGCAGGTAGATGGTCCGGTCCAGCATGGTGTTCACCTGGTAGGCGGCCTTGTCGTTGTGCTGGCACGTGCCCTGGATGGTCATGTCGATGTGCTCGCCCGAGCTGTGCAGCACGCGATACGTCCCGCGCCAGAGGAGCACGACGTTCTTGCCGCCCGGCAGCTCGCCGACGTACTCCACGCTCGTCTGCACGACGGCGAGGCCGTGGTTCGACAGCGCCTCGCGCACGCCGCTCGCGAGCACGTCGCGATGGCCGACGTACGCGTAGCGATTGTGCGCGTTCCAGCCGGCCGCGTAGACCTTGCCCGATAGCTCCGCGCGCGCGGCAGCGAGCGCCTTTGCGAGTTCGCCGCTCATCGTGACGCCTCGACTGCGTTGCTGATGCCGCTGGCAATCTGGCGCTGAATGAACGTGACGAGCGCGTCGTAGTTACTGCGTCCACCGGGCGCATTTACGGACGCGCGGACGGCGCGCATCTCGTCGGCCGTCAGCTCGATGTCCAGCTCCATGTGATACATCATCTTGGCTTCCTTACTCACTTGGTCCTCCTTACTTCACTCACCGAACCACCAGACGGCGACCGCGCTCGATGGCGGTGCCGGGGACGACCTCTCCGTCGTCCTTGTAGGCGCGCAGGATTGCGGCCTTGTCGACCTCGCGCCGAACGCGCGTGTACGCCTCGGGTACCTTGTCCTCGTCGAGCACGACCACGCGCTCGGGGCAGTCGCACACGCTCATCGAGAACGTGCCGGCGCGCAGCTTCGTCACGCCGGCCTGCTCCATGCAGTCGCGCACGTACGAGCGCAGGCGCTCGCGGTTCGCGACGGCCGCCTTCTTGCGCGCGGCAAGGCGCTGCAGCTCGTCGTCGACCTTGTCGATGTCGAGGTCCAGCTCGCGCAGGATGCGCACCATCGCAGCGGCCTTCACCTCGATGGCGTCGTGCAGCTCGGCAAGCTTGCCGCTCGACAGCTCGTCGCCGTCGGCCACGCGCTCGGCGATCTCCGCGTACGCGCCGGTTAGCTCGTAGAGGCGGCTCACGACGCCACCTCCTCGGTCACGTAGCCAAAGCGCAGGCAGGCCGACTGTGCCGACATGACGTTGCTGAAGTAGCCGATCGACCGGGGCTCCTCGCCGTCGCGCTCCAGCACCGCGATCCACGTCGTCGGCGACACGCGCCGCACGACGAACACGCCGTCAGGCTGCGGCTCGCTCCGCAGCGCCTCTACATACCAGTGCATCACTCACTCCTCTTCAGCGAACCACTCACGTCCGCCGAGCGCGTCGAGCGCCCAACGGGAAATCCCGCCGTGGACCGGCACGAAGGCCACCTCGCGATCGGCACGCGCACGCACGCGCCGGCACGCCTCGCACTCGCAGCGCGTCTCCTCGTCGCCGTGCCGGTCGAAGTCGGCCACGTCGCAGCGCGCGCACGCGCCGCAGTCCAAGGCGCAGCCACGCATCACCAGACCTCCCAGCGCACCGGCACCCGGCACCAGTCGACACGCCCATGGGCGAACGCGCGCCCCGCGTGCTCGCGCGCCAGGCGCACCGCCAGGTCGCGCTCCGGCACGTCGTCGGCGAGCACCTCGCCGGACGCGTCCTCGACGCTGTAGCGGCGCACCGTGCGCGCTCTGTTGTCGTTCAGTGGCATAGACCAGAGGAGTCTATACCGCAGCGGCACAAGGACCAGCCGTTATCCCGGCCGGGAGCGCAGTTTTTCGGGCACTTCGTGCAACGCTACGGGCGTCCTGGATTGGCCCGATTGGTTGGACCAGAAGCGGCGCTTACGCGCTCGCGCGGCGGTCCACGGTGCACGGGTGCCAGCCGCCGCAGCGCGCGAGGCTGCGCGGACGCGCGTCCATGCGCAGGCGCTCGAGCGTCGCGCGCAGGTCGTCAAGGTGCTGGCTGGTCACGTGCCGGTCGGCGAGACCAACTTCGTCCGCATCGAGGGCGCGCAGCGTGCGCGCGATGGGCTCAGGAACGGGCCGCGTGCTGAGGTACGTCTCGACGGCCGAGCGGTAGCTCTGTCTGACCATCCGGTAAGGATGCCGGAATGCCGAGGTTACGATCCAGCATCCGCCGCACCTCCGCCACGTGACGCTCGGTCACGTCGCCGTCGACGAGCAACGGCCACGGCATGCGCATGAGGCGCGCCCGCGTCTCTTCCGCCACCGCGTGCCGGCTCAGGTACCCGAGCACCGCGCGCGGCGCATTCGGCGTCTCGCTCCCCACGCCCCACTGCAGATACGCCGGGCTCACCCCGAGCACCTCCGCGTACCGCTGGATGCTCCGCGGGCTCGGCTTGCGCGTCGCCTGCTCGTGCCGGTGCACCGTCATCTGGTCGTAGCCGCACGCGCGCGCTAGCGCCGCCTGCGACTCGTACCCGGCACGAAGCCGCAGTGCTTTCAGTCTTGCGGGAAATCCACCGTCCGCTTGCGAAGCCTGCAAGTGTTCCATTCTACGCTCCATCCTACTCGCTGCGCGCCAGCGCGCTATGCCAAGGTGTCTGTCCCTTTGCAGCATTAGACCGCTGCGGTCTAGACTGCTGCGCGATGGGCAAGGGGGATGCGGGGCGGCGCGTCAGACACGCGCGCCAGCTCCGAGGCATGACCGTTCGCGCGCTCGCTGAGCAGCTCGGGCGGACGACCGGCACCGTGTACCGCTGGGAGCAAGCCCGGCGCGACCCGTGCCTCGACGACCTGCGCGCGATTGCCGCGCTGCTCGACGTGGAGCTTGGCTGGCTCGTGAGCGGCCGGGGCGCGATGCGCCTTGTGGCCTGACCGATAGGGGCGAACGCGATGATGATGACCCACGGCTACGCGTACGGCGCAGCCCGTCGATCTCTCCTTCCCGAAGGACCGTGGTGCAGGCCGTGACCGCAGCTCGCGGCGCAGCGCGCCCCGCCCAAGCCCTCGCCGACCTCGCGCTCGAGCGCGACGCACTCGCCGCCTGCATCCTGCATGGAGCCGACCCCCGCAAGCTCTGCGAGGCCGACTTCTACAGCGGCGCCAACGGCCTCGTCTGGCGCGCGCTCTGCGATCTCGTCGAGCTGGGCCGTGCCATGGACACCGTGCAGCTCCGCACGCGCCTCAGCGAGCAAGGCATGCTCGCGCGCGTCGGCGGCGACGAGTACCTCCTCAGCCTCACCGACACCGTCCCGCCGCGCGACGTGCCCGTCGAACGCCTCGGCGAGCTGCGCTGCCTGCGCGACCTTGCCAGCGCAAGCTCGCTCGTCGCCCACAAGGCCCAGACCGGCGCGCCCGACCTCGCCGCCGCGCTCCTTCTGCTCGAGCGCGCCGAGCAGCAGCTCGCCCAGCACCGCGCGCCCAAAGGTCCCGCCGTTCCCGACCTCGCCGACTACGTCGAGACGATGCGCTTTGACGGCCGGCGCTTTCCCACCGGCTTCGACACGCTCGACGAAGCGCTCGGCGGAGGGCTCCCGCTCGGCGTCGTCGTCACGCTCGTCGGCGCGCCCGGCGCCGCCAAGACCACGCTCGCCACCTGGCTCGGCGACACGCTCGAGCGCGCCGGCTGCGCCGTCGCCTTCGTCGCGGCAGACGAGCGCCGCGACGGCATCGTGGTCCGCCTCGGCCAGCTCGAAGGCTTCGCACGCGACGGCCTCGAGTCGCCGCACTCGACCCTGCGCCGTGCGCTCGCCGTGCGCCTGCGCGCCCGACCAAGGCTCTGCATCGTCGACCCCTTCCGCGACGGCGCACGCACGCTCGAAGCCGCCGCCGAGCACCTCGACGCGCGCGCTGGCGACGCGCCACGCGTGCTCATCGTCGACAGCGTGCAGAAGGTCCCGTGCCGCGCGGCCGAGCACACCGACACCGAGCGCGCGCGCATCGGCGCCGTCATGCAGCAGCTCGAGCGCATCGCCGACACCGGCACGCTCGTCATCGCCATCAGCGAGATGAGCCGCGCCGGCTACCGCACGACCGAGCGCGCGCAAGAGACCACGCTCAGCGCCGCCGCCGAGTCGCGCGCCATCGAGTACAGCTCAAGCCTCCTCGTCGGCGTGCGCGCCGTGCAAGGCGAGCCCGGCGTCGTGCACCTCGACGTGGCCAAGAACCGCGTCCGCTCCGGCAAGCCCGAGCTGCGCGTGCGCCTCGACTTCGAGACCGCGCGCTTTCGCGAGCTCGAAGCGTGCGTCGTGCAGACGCCCGAGGAAAAGGCAGACAAGCGCCAGGCCGAGCGCATGCACGCCGCCAAAGAGCGCGTGCGCGCCACGCTGCGCCAGCACCGCACCTGCACGAGCCGGCGCGACGTGCTCGCGCTCGTCGACGGCACCGCCGCGCACAACCTCGCCGCCCTGAACCGCATGCTCCACGACCGCGAGGTCGTGCTCGTCGACGGCTGCCTGCGCCTCGAGGTGAGGACGTGACACTACGCGATACCGTTTCGGGGTGTTTCGGGGTGTTTCGGGGTGCTTCCCGAAACGCCCGTAACACCGTTTCGTCTGGCGTTATCGGGAACCCCGTAGGGGTCCCGAAACGCCGAAACGCGGGTTACACACCCCAATCCAGCGCCCCGGCCGGGAGGGCGCCATGAAACAGCGCCGGCAAGCCCTCCAGCTGACGCATTCTGGCGGTCCCGCGGGCTGGCCGGGTCTGGGTACTGGCGTGAGCTGGGACGACGCCATTCGGGCGCTCAGCCATCGCTCGGGAGACCCCGTTTACTTCTTGGCCATCGACCAGGCGACGCGCTCCGGATGGGCGGTGCGCACGACCCGCCGCATCGTGCTGCACGGCAGCGCCATCACCACCGACCAGAAGGTCAGCGCGCTCGAGCAGCTGCGCCAGCTCGAGCGCTTCAGCTGGCAGAACGTGCTCGTCGTCTTCGAGGACCATCGCAACTGCGGCCGTGCCGACCGCGCGCGCTACTCCAGCGACGGGCGGCCGACTCGGCACAAGGACGACACCGAGCCGCTCGCGCTCGGCGCCGCGCGTGGCGCGTGGTCGACGCTGCTCGACCTGCGCAACCATCCCAAGACGCAGCGCCTCTTTGCAGCGCCGCACGAGTGGCGCGTCGTGCTCAAGGGGCTGAAGTTCTCGGAGGGCGACGACTGGAAGAGCGCGGCGCTGCGCTGGGCGGCGCTCGTCGCCGGCGTCTCGCTCGACGACGACAACGAGGCCGAGGCGATGGTGATGAGCGAGTGGGCCGCGCTCACGGGGCTTCACCGCTGGGCGAGCGCGCGCCTGCGCGACAACGCCGAGCAGAGGCAGCGATGAAGACGCCGCGCCCATGGCAGCGCGTGCTCACCGAGGCGCAGGAGGCGCGCGTTGCGGCGATGTACGAGGCCGGCTGGTCCATTCGCGCGCTCGCGGCCGAGTTCGGCTGCAGCACCTCGCCCATCGTGAAGGCGCTCGACGCGTACCAGATCGAGATGCGCAGGTGCCCCAACCCAAGCGGCCGACGCGGAATCGTCCACCGTCCGCGCGCGCGTCCGCAGACTGAGCGGAGGACCAATGTCGAGTGAGGCGCTCGTGAGTCGACCGGGGCCGAAACCAGAGCTGACGCCGCAGCTGCAAGAGACCATCCGCGGCTTCGTCAACGCGGGCGCGTCGCTCGCCATGGCGTGCCAGGCGGCCGGCGTGAAGCCCGACACCTGCAAGAAGTGGATGGCCAAGGGACGGCGCGGGGTCGAGCCCTACGCCTCGTTCGTCGACACGGTCGAGCGCGCGCGCGCGATGCACCGCGTCGCGATGCAGATGGTCATCACGGGCGCCGCCAAGCGCGGCGACTGGCGCGCCGCCGCGCACGACCAGCTGCGCCGAGAGCGCCTCGCCGAGCAGGGGCGCGCGGTGCGCCAGGGCATCGACGCGCTCGACGACGAGAAGGTCATCCTCCTCTACCCCGTGCCGGTGCCCGAGGGCGCGGCCATCAGCGACCTGCAGCTTGCAGAGGGACACGCCATCGACACCGACGGCGAGAGCGTGCCCCAAGACCGCGTGACCGTCGCCTACGAGGATCCCGATGAGTGAAGACCAGACGCCCCGAAAGACGCGCCGCCCTCTCAGCCTCTCCGACAAGCTGCTCGAGCTACGCGACGCCAAGCGCAATGCCCTCGCCAAGCTCATCGAGCGCCAGTCTCGGCTCGCTGCCCAGCTCCATGCCGTGACCGCGCAGCGGCGCGACGCCGAGGCGGAGCTCGCGCGCGTCCAGCTCGCCATCGGCGACGCGCGCGACACCGAGCGCAGCGACGTCGAGACCACCGACCTGCAGCACAAGCAGCCTGTCGGCCGTCCGCACTCGGCCGAGGAGCAGCGCGACATCGCCGAGGAGCACGGCATCGCCTACGGCCTGGACGGCACCGTCGCTGTCGCTCGCGCCACCGACCCAGACCTGCGCGGCGTGGCCGTCGTCGACGGCACGAACGGCGCGCCTGCTGCCGCAGCCGTCGTGCGCGTGAACGGCGACGGCTCGGCCATCGTCGAGTCCACGCACGACACGGTCGAGCACGCCGCGCGCGCGCTGAACGGGCAGGCGTAGGCCGATGCAGAGCACCGGACAGCGCTGGACGATCCTCGCGCGCGTGGCGCGTGCCAGGCGCCGGCCCTCGCAGCCCGACCTGCGAGAGCGCGTGCGCTGCCGGTGCGTCTGCGGCATCGAGCGCATCGTCTGGCTCGAGGACGTGACCGCTGGTCGCTCGACCGGCTGTTCCTCCCGCACCTGCCGCGCGCGCTTCGCCGCCTCTGCCGGCGTGCGCGACATGCTCTCCCGCTGGGCGACCGGCGAGCTGGAGGCGCTCGAGGGCATGGCCTCCCGCCAGCGCAAGGTCGAGGACCAGCGCCGCATCCAGCGCCTCGCGCGCGCGCAGTACCAGTCGCGCATGACGGCTATCGACCAGCACATCGCCGAGCTGCTGAAGGCGCCACCGCTCGAAGACCAGTACGACGCCTGCGAGGGGCTATGACGATGCAAGACATGGCGCGCGAGCTGGCAGCAGACCCGGCGCGCGTCGAGCAGCTCCTGCGCGCGTCCTACGCGCAGTCGGCGCGCCTGCACGCGCTCGAGGCGCAGATTGCCGCGAGCTACGACCGCATCCGCACGCACGCGCAGGCGGCGCGCGCCACGGCCGACCTGCTCGCCGAGCGCGCAGAGAAGATGCCCGAGGGCGAGCCCGCCTCGTCCATGCGCATGCTGGCCGTCGCGATGCGCACCATGGCAGAGATGCTCGAGAAGGACCTCTTGCGATGGGAGCGACCATGAGCGACGACGAGCGGCTGGCGAGGCTGACTGAGCTTGCGAGGCGCGTGTGGCCGCATGCGCGTATCGAGTGGGACGGGGACGCTCTGTGCGTGCTGGGGCCAGTGCAACAGGCGAACGGTCGGACGGTGGTCGCTGAGCACCTGCGCATCAACCCGCACCCTCGCGCAGCCGACGCGCTCGAAGCGGCGCTGCTCGTGCTGGCATCAGGCGAGACGTGGCATGGCCGCATGGGTGAGTTGGATGAGTGCTTGCGTGTATTGCGTGCACAGTACGGCATCGACCCGCCGCACGTCTTGCCGCCGCCTGCCTGGGTCGAGCAGCTCGCGGCGGAGTTCCGGCGTCGCTCGGCGACGAAGGACGAGGACGGCAAGGGTTGCGCTGCGTGGGCCTATCTAGAGGCAGCGGAGCTGCTCGAAGCGCGTGCGAAGGGAGGCGAGCGGTGAGCCCCGTCGAAGGCGGCCTCGCGCTCACGTTCGGTTTCATCGCCGGCTTCTTCGTGGGGCTGGCGTTCGGCAGCGCGAGCTCGGTGCGCTCGGTGTACCGGACGTGCATCGAGCACCACCCGGTCGCCGAATGCCGGGAGCTGAAGCCATGATCGGGCGCATCCTCTGCTTCCTCGGGCTGCACCTCGACCGTGGGCACCAGCTTCTCGGCGGACAGCTGCTCGTGCGCTGCGAGCGCTGCGGTAGGCAGGCGCTGCTATGACCCTGCGCCCGCAGTCGCGCGACGAGTTCATCATCACGCGCTTCATGGCAGGCGTGTCCATCGACCTGCTTGCGCGCGAGCTCGAAATCCCCGTCGAGGAAGTCGAGCGCGTCGTGCGCCAGCGCGCGCGCGACATCGTGCGCGAGCACGACAGGAGGCGACGTTGACCCGCATCCGCCGCGTGGCGCCACAGCCCGGCCCGCAGACCGCGTTCTCCTCGACGCCTGCAGACATCGCCATCTACGGCGGGAGTGCGGGCGGCGGCAAGACGTGGTCCCTCGCGTACGAGGCCGGGCGCTACGCGACCGTGCCCGGCTACGCAGCGGCAATTTTCCGGCGCACGAGCCCCGAGCTGACGGGCGGCGGCTCCATCTGGGAGGAGGCACGGCGCATCTACCCGCACCTTGGCGGCGTGCCGCGCGAGCACCCGACGCTCGACTGGCGCTTTCCGAGCGGCGCCGTCATCGAGTTCAGGCACGCGCAGTACGAGCACTCGGTGTTCTCGTATCAATCGAAGCAGTATTCCTACCTCGGCTTCGACGAGTGCTCGCACTTCACGGCTGCGCAGTTCTGGTACCTCATCTCGCGCGTGCGTGGCTCGCAGCGCATCCCGCGCCGCATCCGCGCATCGACGAACCCCGACCCCGACAGCTGGATTCGGCAGTTTATCGACTGGTGGATAGGTCCCGATGGCCGCGCGCTCGACCAGCGCTCAGGGGTCATCCGCTGGTTCGTGCGCCTCGACGAGCGCATCCACTGGGCAGCCACGCCCGAGGAAGTCGTGGCCATCGACCCGCGCCGCATCCGCGCGCGCGGCGAGCTGCCGAACGGGCCTGACGATGTGCGCCCCGAGCCTATGAGCGCCACCTTCATCCGCGCGCGCGTGAGCGACAACAGGGCGTTGCTCGAGGCAGACCCCGGCTACGTCGCACGCCTCAACCTCATCCCCGGCGCGCAGGCGCGTCGCTTGAGGGACGGCGACTGGAACGCACGCGATAGCGCAGGCGACTTCTTCGACCGCACGTGGTGCCGCGTGCTCGAGCGCATCGAGGAGCGCAACGTCGTTCGGCGCATCCGCTTCTGGGACAAGGCAGCCACGAGCCCGAGCAACGCGAACCCTGACCCTGACTGGACGCGCGGCGTGCGCGTGGCGCAGCTCGATGACGGCCGCTACGTGGTCGAGGACCTGGTCTCTTTGCGCGCAGGACCTGCCGAGGTCGAGGCGCTCATCCGGCACACCGCCGAGTCTGATGGAGTCGCGTGCGAGGTCGGAGCCTGGCAGGACCCCGGCCAAGCCGGCGTCGTCGATCGCGAGCGCATGCGCGACGTGCTGCTCGGCTACAGCTTCGACAGCATCATCGCGCGCCAGGACAAGACCACCTATGCGAAGGTCTGGAGCCCGCTGGCCAAGGCGGGGCGCGTGGCGCTCCTGCAGCGCGAGTACCTGCCCGAGCTGTTCGCGGAGCTCGAGGGCTTCCCCGGCCGGCGCCACGATGACATCATGGACGCGCTGAGCGGCGCCTTTCAGGTGCTGACGAGCGGCGCCTTTGCCGTGGACTACCACGCCGCGCCAGACCCCCGTCACCCCGAGCTGTACAGGGGGCGCGACGAAGACGACGATGACGACGAGGACGACGAGCTGCCGCGCGCGAGTGGCACGCGTCGAGGAGTGTTCTGATGGCCAAGGTGTCCACGATCCCCGCCAAGCGCTTGACCAAGCTGCAGGCCGTGCCGCGCGCCGGCAGCGTCATCAGCCCGCACCGCCAAGAGGTCGCCGACACGCTCTCCCCGCAGCGCCTCGGCGCGCTGATGCGCGAAGCCGACGAAGGCAGCCCCGAGGCGTACTTCGTCTTGGCCGAGGAGATGGAGGAGCGCGAGCCGCACCTTGCCTCGGTCGTGTTCACGCGCAAGCTCGGCGTCGCCGGCTGCCCCGTGCTCGTCGAGGCGCACGACGACAGCGAGGAGGCCAAGGAGCTTGCGACCGCCGTCGAGCAGCTCGTTGCCAAGCCCGAGTTCGAGGGGCTCGTGCTTGACCTCATGGATGCCGTCATGAAGGGCATCAGCCTGGTCGAGATCGTGTGGCAGCAGGAGCCCGAGGCGTGGACGCCCGTGCGCTACGAGTTCAGGCCCCAGCGGCTGTTCGTCTTCGACAAGGACACGATGACCGTGCCGCTCCTGCGCACGGACACCGAGCCCGAGGGCGTGCCGCTCGACCCGTACAAGTGGATCATCCACCAGCCAAAGCTGCGCAGCGGCATCCCCATCCGCACCGGCATCGCGCGCACGGCCGCCGTCGCGTACGCAGCCAAGCGGTGGTGCGTCGCCGACTGGCTCGCGTTCCTCGACATCTACGGCATGCCGGTCCGCATCGGAAAGTACCCGGCGCACCAGGCCGACAAGGCGCCCAAGCTCCTCAAGGCCGTGCGCGCGCTCGGCTCGGACGCAGCCGCCGTCATCCCCGCTGAGATGGAAGTCGAAGTGCTCGAGGCCAAGAGCGGCTCGGGCAACCAGACGCTGTTCGAGTCGTGCGCGGTGTACTGGGACAAGCAGACCTCGAAGCTCGTCCTTGGGCAGACCATGACGACCGATGATGGCTCGTCGCTGGCGCAGTCGAAGACGCACGAGCGCGTGCGCATGGACATCCTTGCGGCCGACGCGCGCGCGCTGAGCGCGACCATCAACCGCGACCTGGTCAAGCCGTTCTGCGACCTGAACTTTGGTCCGCAGGAGGCATACCCGACCGTGACCATCATGGTCGACGAGGGCGAGGACGTGACGGCGTTCATGCAGAACGTAAAGACCTACGTCGACCTCGGCGGGCGCGTGCAGGCGAGCGAGGTCCGCGACCGCATCGGCCTGGCCGAGCCCGAGCCCGGCGCCGAGCTGCTGGCGCCACGCCAGCTCCCGGCCACCGAGCCGCCCGATGGCAAGCGCGGCCCCGTGGGCGACACGGACGGCAGCGACGCCGAGGGCGACGAACCGGCCGACGAGGACGACGAGATCGAAGGCGACGGCAAGTCGAGCGAGATGAACCGCGAGCAGCTCGCCCGGCGCGCGCCTGGCCAGGAGCCCTACGACGCTACCGACGAAGACCTCGCCGAGCGGCTGGCCGAGTGGCGCCCCTTGCTCGAGGGCAACGTCGGGCGCCTCATCGCCGAGCTGCAGGACGCGGAGAGCTACGACGAGGCGCGCGCCAAGCTCGAGGAGCTCGCGCGCGACGAAGGCGAGGTGCTCGACGTGGGCGCGCTGGTCGTGGCGCTCTCGCGCGGCATGTTCAAGCTCCGCGGCGTCGGCGATGCGACCGACGAGGTGAAGCCGTGACTGAGCCGAACCGGCGCGAGAAGGACCTGGCGTCCTGCTACAGCAGCTCGCGCGACGACGAGCACATGCTGTCGATCGTGCTCGCGAACTACCGCGAGGAGCTGCTGCGCCCCTTCATCGAGCTGCAGCGCGACGCCGAGGCGTACCGCGACGCGCGCGCGGCGCAGCTGCTCGCAGACCTCATCGCGACGGCACGCGGGGCGCCGTGACGCCCGAGGCGCACGCCGCGCGCGCCATCGAGGCGGCGCTCTGGTTCAAGCGGCTCACGGTCGCGCAGCTCGTGCTCGACGGAGCCATCATCGCCGTCGTCATCATCGCGCTGGCGGACGACGCTGGCGAAGAGCGCTACCTGCGCCCGATGATCGCGCTGCTTCTGCTGGCCACGCTCGTGCTGCTCGCGCGCATCATGGTTCACAGCCGCGCGCGCTACCACCTCGCAAGGGGGATGCATGAACCCGGTGCTTGAACTCTTCGCCGACCGCGACATCAAGCCGGGTCCCATCCCGCGCGACGTGCTCGCGTACTGGCGCGACAAGCGCCTGCGCCCCGGCTTCGACTACCGCGACGTCTGGGGCAAGGAGCACGACACGGCCTTCACCGCTGCCAAGGTGATGCGCGAGGACGTGCTCGCCGTGATGCAGGAGGAGCTGGACATCGCGCTGGAGCAGGGGCACTCGTTTGCCTCGTTCAAGCGCAACATCGAGCCGCGCCTCAAGTCGCTCGGCTGGTGGGACGAGCAAGAGGTCGAGGACCCGGAGACCGGCGACGTGGTCCTCGTGAAGCCGCCGCAGCGCCTCAAGCTCGTGTTCGACACGAACCTGCGCGCGAGCCGCGCAGTCGGCCAGTACGAGCGCATTCTCAAGAGCGCGACGCAGCGCCCTTACCTGCTCTACCAGGTCGGCCCGAGCCAGCGCCATCGCGAGCAGCACCTCGCCTGGCACGGCGTGCTCCTGCCGGTCGAGGACAGCTTCTGGAGCTACGCCTTTCCGCCGAACGGCTACAACTGCAAGTGCGCGGTCCGCAGCGTGACCAAGACCGAGTACACGCGGCTCGTCGACCAGGGCATCGTCGCCGGCGAGCCCGAGCCCATCCTCGATGACGACGGCAATCCCACGGGACACGTGCGCCAGACGAAGCAGCCGGTCATCACCACGCGCCCGCGCGTGCCGCTCGTGCCGTGGCAGAACAAGCGCACGGGCGAGACCATCATGGTGCGCAAGGGCATCGACCCAGGCTTCGACAAGCGGCCCGGCGAGGGGCGCGACCAGGCGCTGAAGAAGCGCGCGCCAAAGACCAAGGGGCGCAAGTGAAAGGAGCGGCTGCATGAGGGGAGAAGGGTCGGCAGTGCTGGTCGGCAACCTGGTGGCGCTCGCCATCGGCATCGCGGTGTTCTGGTACTCGTTTCACCTGGCGGACCGTGCGTGCGACGCGCTCGAGCGCATCGCCATAGCCGCCGAGCTAGACGGCATCGCACGCGCTGCTGCGCGCCAGGGGCAGGCACGCTGATGGCCGACTCCTACGCAGAGCGGCAGCGACGCATGGAGGAGATCGTGAAGCTGCTGGAGCGGGCGCACGATGATGGCGTGCTCCCCATCGACCGAGACACGGCCTGGTGCCTGCTCGCGATCGGCGTCTCATTTTTGAAGGTGGCCGGCGTAGGCGCGCGCGATGCTGCAGAGCTGGCGCACGCGGCGTGGTACGACGTGACGGCCGTGCGCGCGCCTGCACAGGACTAGCTCTTCGCCACGTTGCTCGCGTGGCGGCGAGGCCAGCACCGTGCTGGCACATGAACGGCACGCAGGCTGAGCACCTCGGCACGCTCCGCTCCGGCCAAGCGCTGATGCGCTTCGCTGTGGAGGTCGAGCCCTGCGCCGAAGACCGGCCGCAGTGGATTCACATCCTGCCGCTCGGTCCGCACGTCGAGGCGCGCGATGGCCGCAAGTTCACCGTGCGCGACGCGCAAGAGGTCGTGCGGGCGACCGAGCTGCCGATGCTCATCGACTGGGAGCACGCGAGCGAGCACGGCGACACGCGCGCGGCCGGCTGGATCGAGGAGCTGAAGGTCGAGCCCGCCGAGGCCGGCACGAAGGCCGGCGTCTGGGGGCGCGCGCACTGGACGCCGCAGGGTCGCGAACACGTCACGACCAAGCACTTCAGGTTCTTGTCGCCGGTGGTCGTCGGAAAGCGCGACCTCAAGCCAGAGGGCTTTCAGTTCCACGTCGACAAGCTGACCTCGGTGGCGCTCACGAACAGACCCGCCCTCCGCATGCACGGCATCGAAGCCTTTCGCGAGCAGCTCTCGCAGCGCCTCGGCCCCATCGATTCGCAGGAGCAAGACATGAACGACCAGACCCGCCGCGCCATCTGCCAGGCGTTCGGCCTTCAGCCCGACGCGAGCGACGACCAGCTCGTCGCCGCTGCGAAGCCGTTGCTCGAGGCAGCGCAGACCGCACAGAGCCTCAAGGCTGCGTGCGACACGCTGACCCATCAGCTCAACGACGCGCGCGCCGACACCGCGAAGCTCGCCCAGCAGCTCAACGCCTACCAGGCCACGAGCTTCAAGAGTGAGGTGCAGTCGTTCCTCGCCGAGGGCTCGCGCGCCGGCAAGATCCCGCCGTCCGCGCGCAAGCGGTGGGCCGAGTTCTGCCTCGCGAGCCCCGAGAACTTCGCGACGTTCAAGGACACCATCTACCCCGGCCTCGCCACCATCGGCGCGCCTGCGCCCGCGCCCGGCAAGCAGACCGAGCGGCGCTCGCGCCTGCGCGCCAACGTGAACGGCGTCGACCGTGCCGCGCTCAAGCGCCTCGGCTTCACCGACGAGCAGATCGCCGAGAGCGAGGGCGAGGTCTTCGACCCGAAGAAGCGCCCCGCTGCAACCGAGCCCGAGGACGCGGACGACGACGACGATCTCGACGACGACGAGGACGCCGAGGGCGACGACAACGAAGAAGACGAGCAGCCGGCTGCAGGCGCACCGCCCGCGCAGCCGCAGACGGGAGGCTGAACGTGCCGGCTACGATCCTAGATCGAAACTACAGTCGCAGACTGCCCGGCGACCGGAACTTCCCGGTCGCTGCCGGTGAAAACATCCCGGCCGGCGTCGGCGTCATCATCGAGACGGCCACTGGCCTCGCGCGCAACGCAGGCACGGCCGTCGGCAAGTCGGTCGGCGTGTCGAAGTTTCGCGCCAACAACACGGGCGGCATCGCCTCGGCCATCAGCATCGAGGTCGAGAGCGACTACGTCGTGGCGTTCTTCTCCGCTGGCGGAGCAGACACCATCACGCTCGCGAACGTCGGCGACGATGTCTTCTGGGTCGACAATCAAACGCTCGGCCTCACCAACGGCGGCGGCACGCGCTCGCGCGCCGGCAAGTGCCACAACGTGACCGAAGCCGGCGTCTGGCTGCGGTTCGACCAGTAAGGAGCGGACCTCATGGCTGGAGTCATTCGAGACCTCAGAACCTTCGCTGTCGCAGCCAACGCCATCTTCAAGACGGCACTGCAGGCGCAAGGCACGGAAGACCCGACTGCCGAGTTCACCACCGTCGTCAACATGACGACCAAGCGCGTCGAGTTCCCCATCAGCGGGAACGTCGGCCCGCTGCGCGAGTGGAAGGGCGGCCGCATCATCAAGTCGGTGATGCGCGACGCGTACGAGATCGTCGCGCGCAAGTTCGAGAAGACCATCGCCATCGGCGTGGAAGACCTCGAAGACGACAACCTCGACATCTACATGCCGGCCATCAACATGCTCGCGCGCCAGGCTGCGCGCTGGCGTGGGCAGCAGATGATCCGCGCCATCGAAGCGAACGGCGCCGGATACGACCAGGTGCCGTTCTTCAGCGCCACGCACCCGGAGCGCGGCGTCAACGTCTCGAACTTCACGCCAGGCGCGAACCCCGCCTGGTACGTCCTCGACACGAACCTCCCGGTGAAGCCGTTCATCTGGGGCGAGCGCGTGGCGCCGAAGCTCACGCCGCGCACCGACCCGGCCGACCCGTTCGTCTTCGACAAGGACGAGCACCTCTGGGGCGTGCGCGCGCGCGGCGGGCCTGGATACGGTCTCTGGCAAGGCGCGTACAAGAGCAAGAGCACGCTCGACGCAGCCAACTTCGAGGCGGCGGTCACGCAGATGCGCCTGCGCGTCGACGAGGAGAGTGAGAACCTCGACGTGCAGCCGAACCTCGTGGTCGTCCCGCCGCAGCTGGAGTTCGATGCGCGCCGCCTGTTCGGCCGCAACACGCTCTCGACCGGCGAGGAAAACATCCACAACGGTGGCATCCGGTACGTCGTCATCAACCGGCTGACGGGGGTCTGACATGGCCAAGCGCAAGAACGACGGGAGCTACGAAGACGAGTCCGCTCCGGCCGCACCGCTCGACGTGGTACTGGCCGAGGGCTCGACCAGCGTGCCCGACGGCGACGCGGGCGGCGCATCGGTCATGTCCGCGGCGCCGGCCGTGCCCACGATGGGCGACGTCCAGCAGACCGAGCAGCAGATCGACAGCGGCGAGGCGCCCCGCGCAGCGCCCAAGGCTGGCGAAGGCGCGAACGTGCCGCCGCGCGAGGTCGAGCACCCGGAGCTTGAGCCTCCGGTCCCGCCCACCGAGTACCGTGTGGCGCCGACCGCGCCTGGCGACTTCGAGCGCGAGGAGTTCGGAGACCGCCCGTCTCTCGAGGAGATCGAGAAGGCGCAGGTCATCGTCGTGCAGACGGTCGACAAGAACAGCGGCGGCGTCGTGGTGGGCGGCGTGGTGGTCACGCCGCGCCCGCAAGAGGTCATCGTGCAGACGCTGCTCAACCGCACGCGCCAGCACCTGCTCGCCATCGCCACCGACCCGCGCATCCAGGTGAAGCTCGGCTGAGGAGGATGCGCGCTTGCCGTACGCCACGCTCGAAGACATGCGGTTCGCGCTCGGGGCAGACACGCTCCGGGCGATCGCCGATCATGACGGCGACCACGTCATCGACGAGGCCGTGGTGCAGCGCGCACTCGAAGAGGCGAGCGCCTTTGCGGACACGTACCTGAGTGGCGAGCAGCCGATCCCTACCCCGACTCCGCCCGCCTTGCGGCGCGCCGTGGTCGACGTGGCGGCAAACTTTCTGCGCATGGCACGCGACGCAGGCACGGAGGACTCGCGCCTTGCGTACGCGAACGCCGTCAGCTGGCTCAAGAGCGTGAGCGACGGCAAGGCCACGCTGAAGCCGGTCACCGCCGAGCCGGCCGTCGACCCCGGCGATCCCGAGTCGTACGGCATCGAGCGGGTCTGGTCGCGCGAGAGCGCGCGGCGGGTCTTCTGATGGCGACGCGCCAGCAGGACACGGGCGCTGTCGTCGTCGGCGTGCAGGAGCTGGAGAAGCTGCGCAAGCGCTTCGAGGGTCTGAGCGAGAACCTGCGCGGTGACCCGTGGCTCGTCGAGCAGATCGGCGAGCAGCAGGCCAACAGCGCGCGCAAGCGCATCCAAGAGACGAAGCGCGAGCCGGCCGGCAAGAAGTGGAAGCCGTGGAGCGAGCGCTACCGCAAGACGGTCAAGAACCCGAACCACTCGCTCCTGCTGAAGACCGGCGCGCTTCGCGACAGCATCACCTACGAGGTGAACAGCCCGGCTGAGGTGGTCGTGGGCTCGTCGCTCGAATACGCAGGCGCGCACCTCTACGGAACGGACAACATGCCGGCACGGCCGTTCCTCGACACGGAGCCCGGCTTCAGCGACCCGAGTGACCGGCGCGAGCTTCGCGATCTCGTGCGTGAGTTCATCGACCGTGGCTTCACGGGCACAGGGAGGCGCCGATGACGCAGCCGAGCAAGGTGCTCGACGCCATGGTGGCGCGCATCCGCGCCGTGCTCGAGCCGACCAACGACCAGCTCGCGCACGGAACGCCGCGCGTGCACGTGGGCGTCGTCGACGATGCTGGGCTTGCCGACGTGGTCGAGTACAAGACCGTGCCGGTGCCGAGCGTGCTCCTGTCGTGCACGGCGCTGCCGAGCGTGGCGCTAGACTACGGGCCGACGACGGTCGAGGGGCAATTCATCGCGCGCT